GTATTGGGATTGTGGAAATAGGGTTTTTATGTTGAAATAGTTTAAAGATGATAATCTCCTATAAATATATTGTTCGCCCGCAAGGGGTTTATGCGGCACCCACCGCGTAGGCAATAGAACTGTCTTAACTGAGGAGAAACAAAATGGGACGTCCGATTAAAAAATCGTTTTTCGCTAACTTAAACGATCCGTATCAAGATCAAGCCACCGGTGGACCAACTGGTGTTGGTGGTGAAGGTGTTGCTAGTATCACAGTACTGAACTCTGGTACGTTGTATACTACTAGTACTACGCTGAACTTGACATTTAGTGCGCCGCAAATTGGTGGCACAAGTGGTCGCGCAACTGGTCGTGTAACAACTAACGCAAGTGGTAACATCGCTACTGTTACACTGTTAAAAGCGGGTAGCGGATACACTTCTACTCCAACCGCCACCGTTAACGGTGGAACAACTGGCACTACCGCAACCTTCACTATCGCACTAACCACAACTCGTCAGGAGGGTATTAGTGTAAGTGCTTGGGTCACAGGCGGTCTCGCTGCCAAATCTGCTGATATCATGAAGCAGGAAGGCACTGCCCGCTATCTAGTTCAGAATGCTGACGGAGTTGGCACATGTAGCTTAGTTGCCGCTGCTCCTGCTGCTGAAGGTGAAATGAACATCCTGGCCACTGATGTGAATGGTAGTAGTTACTATGTTACTAAACTAACTAGCCGCAAGGCATATCTAACCAGAAAAGCAATGGTTGGCAGCTACGAGTATGCGACCGGTGCCGTTACTCGTTGGAGTATGGCAGCTGCTACTACTGGCACTGTTAGTGTTTCTAATGCCTAATTAGCACCGCTCTACTAAAGGGACTACCAAGTCCCTTTTTTAATGACTTCTTACCTGATACGAATAGGTAAATACACTTATGGCAACTTCATGGACAACTCCAACAACTGTGATCCAGTATGCAGATCCCCAAGCAGAACAGATACATGTGTCTTGGGATGAATCTGACAACTTTTCTGGGATTTCTAGAAAAAATCAATTTTACACAAAAACAGTTAATCCGCTAGTACACATCGCAAGAAGCCCCAAACCAGATATCACAAACAAAACCTATTATTTGCAGCTTACTGGTTACAACTTTGTTGATGTACCTGAGGTAATTACTGGAATTGAACTACAGTTAATTTGCGATCGAGGTGGTAGAATAACCGACGACACTGTTCAGCTTGTACTAAACGGCGCAGCTATTGGTGAAAATGTTGCAGATAGAAATCTAGATCAGATTAAAATATACGGTGGTGAATTACCAGTTTGGTCAACACAGCCTCTAACAGCTTCAGATGTACAAAATGGCACATTCGGAGTTCTACTGAGGTTTAAGTCTCACCCACAGTGGCCTCATAAAACTACGGCAAAAATAGACTCTGCAGAACTGCGAATTTATTAAAACAATAAATACTCTAAAGGAATAGAAGATGGCAACAAGAATAAGAGTTTCTGGTACACGAAAGGTAACACCTACTGGGTCTACTCAAATTTCTTCTCCGAACGGTGATATTTTATTAGATGCGGATAGTACAGTAGTCAGCGGGTCATTGGTTGTGACCCAAGACTCTCTGATTGCCGGGAATTCAATTGTCGGCGGGAAGCAGATTGTAAACGTAAACAGCAATGATGGAATCACAACACTTACTAATGTTGCGATAAAGTTTGATCAAACCGCAAACGTTCAAAATCCAGCAGGAATCCCCTACAATCCAGAAAACGTATATGGTCAATCGATCTTGGGATCGATTGAAGCAGCAAACGCACAACGACAGGCCGGAGCAGTTTATATACCTGGCGGTTTGGGTATACAAAAAGACCTAAACGTCGGTGGATTTATTTACGGTAGAATTTCTGAAGCTATTACTTCTACAAACCTGACGGTTATCCCTAACAACGACGATGCCAGTTATTTCCCAGTGTTCGTTGATAGATTATCTGGTGATTTATCGGACGCTGCTACGTTTTATGGGGACAACGTTGGTATACAAGGTGGATTAAGATATAATCCAGCTCGCGGCCTTCTTACTATTGAAAATGGTAAAGTAGTTTCAACCGCATCCTCAACGTCGACCACCACAGGTGCTCTTCAAGTTGCCGGCGGCGTGGGTATTGGGGGAGAGTTGCACGTAGACGACATTGTTACTAAAGTGTTGTCCTCAATTCAAAGTAAGATCCAAATTGCTCCGGAACCAGAATCTGGTCAGGATTTGGGTTTAACTGAAGTCATTGGTAATATTCGAGTCAGGGGCGATAAACCCATAGGTACTGCTCCCGTTGTTAGAAACACGCTGTATGTTACAATGGATGGTAACGATACAAATGACGGAAGAGCTCTTGATCCAAGCCGAGCTTGCCGAACAGTTGGCGGGGCCATGCAGAGTCCCTATTACCAGGTAGGCACTCAGATTCTTGTTAGCGCAGGCCACTATTACGAAGATAACCCATTACCGATGAAGCCGTACACATCGGTTAGGGGTTCTGATATTAGAACAACCTTCTTAGAGCCAATTAACAAGACGCAAGACTTGTTCCACATGAACAGCGGATGCTATCTTAACTATATGACGTTCTTAAATGGGCGCTCAGGTTTGCTAGACGGTCCTTATGAAGAGGGATTTAATAGAGGAGCATACGCAACTGCGTTCCCACCACTAACTGGTGACGAAAGGATTGACTTGTTCCAGTCGCCGTATGTACAAAACTGTACCAATCAAAGCGGTCCTTGGTTAAAAGACGGAACACTATTTGTTCCAAATCAAACAGTTCAAATTCCTAAAGCAACTGCTACGGGTTCTTGGAACGCAAATACTTCTTCAATTATTGTAACCGTCACTACTGGAACAATAGCCAGAGGTATGAGTGTAAACGCTGGTAAGCAGAATAAGGGGTTCTTTGATGCTAGAACACTGATGCTAGCAAACAAAGATTTCCTCAAAGAACAAGTGGTGGGTTATGTTGATAAAACATTCAACAGCGGTTCGTTCACGTATGACAAAACCGCATGCTCTAGAGATTTAGGTCTAATTATAAACTCGATTTCAACTGATTTGCTGTATAACAGTGATAGTGATTCCACGTTCGCAGGCTTACAATACTGGAGTCAAGGTAATATCTCCACCCCTGGGGAATTGGGTGTAACGACCGCAGCAGTTGGGCATTTGAAAACTGCAGTTCTAGCCTTGATCGCTGGAAATTCAGGTCCAGTTAGCACAGTGACTACATTGTTCACTCTAATAGAAAACATTCTAGGATCATCGAGTTACTTAGACGGTATAACTGATTCTATTGTCGGCGGGGGATTACCATCAACAGATTCAGACGTAGTAAGTGCATATCAAACTATTTTAACAAACAGATCATCGCTCATAAATTCTGTTATCTCATGGATATCGTCTAACTATCCAGACTACTCTTATAACGTAGCAACTTGCAAGCGTGATGTTGGGTATATGATTGACAGTATTGCGTTTGACTTGCTAAATGGCGGAAATAAACAGTCTATAAAGTCTGGGATATACTATTACAGCTATAATTCTGACAGTACGCAAGTTCCGAATGAAATCCCACAGGTGTCGGCTGCGTATTATTATCTAAAGAATATTCTTCCAAGTATTATTAAAGGTACTGCCGTCCCAACCATATACCAGGATCAAAACTCTCCATCGTATGTAAGTCAAGTTATATCAGGTCAGGAGGTTGCCGGTGATTACGAAGTTGAGTTTTTACAAGATAAAATCGACTATATAACAACTATCATAAGAAAAGGACCGTCTTTTGCTAAAAAGAAAACGTCTATGAATTTGGAAAAGTCAGCATCTGAAGAAGCAGAAAATGCCTTTGTCATGCTGGCAGCCAATACGGATTTTATCACGGCAGAGGTTATTGCTTTTATAGATGCTACTTCTAACAATTTTACATATTCTAGGGAAAAGTGCGCAAGAGATGTTGGCATTTTAGTAGAAAACATTTCCTATGATGCTAGTTTCGGCGGAAATCAAAAGGCCGTCGAAAGCGGGCTAGCATATTACGATGGAGTTATCAGTAGAATTTCTGGTCAGGAAGCTCAGACTATTGCAGCTATCGATTATCTAAGCAATCTTTGCCAAAAAGTCATAGTAAATCAAACTTGCCCTGACGTTTACGCAATTGGTCCTGTTACTACTGCCAAGTATTCACAAGTAGTTAATAGTTCTATTACTGGTGGTGAAATCGCTAGCGAATCTATTAGCAAGCTATTTGAAGTTGTGACTCGAATTATTGCTGACGGTCCAGATGTTATACCTGAACTAACTATTAGTTCAGGTCCGGATGCTGCTTACGTATCTGCAGAAACACTGTTAGAGGCTAACCGAACATTCATTCAAGAAGACACTGTTAACTACATCAACAACTTAGTTAAAGAATTCCCGTACAGCGAGATAAAATGCCGTCGAGATACAGAATTAATTGTGGATTCTGTAGCATTTGATTTGTTATATCCCACTCCGGGAATGAGTCAAAGTACATTTGCCGGCATACAATATTGGAATCAAGGAAACTATACCGGCGATATTGAAGCGCAATTGCAACCTACATTAGATGCAATGCGATATTTGAAGGAGTTGTCCGGCAAAGTCATTAGAAATATTAGATACGAAGACGACTTGATCCCTCGCTATCAAAGTGCTGTTCCTCAAAATGTGAGCTTAGAACCCTCTGATTTAGCAACAGCAGAGCAGTTGTACCCATTATTTGATACAGTTACAGAGATCGTAAGTGGAAATACTACCGGGTGGACTGACAGAATCATTACTAACGGTGCTGCCTCGACATTTGACAACGTATTGAATGCTTTCGACATCTTACAAGCAAATAAAACCTATATGGGGGCAGAAGTCGTTGCGTATGTAAACGCCACTCATCCGGATTTTACATATAATACATCGACCTGCGCAAGGGATGTGGGATTAATTGTTGATGCTATCGGATTTGATTTAGTTCACGGCGGAAACAGACAATCCATACAAGCTGGTTTCTCATACTATCAATTTACTACGAGCACGAGCGCAATTCACGGGCAGTCTACTCAAACGGTTGCTGCATTTAATAGAATCTATGATGTAGTTGGGGGTATTTTATTAAATCAACCAATTACTGTCACAACAGGTACACTAGCCAAGCAAGTGTTTACTGAAGATTCTGCTACGTCAGCGGAAGTTACCAAGGTTAGAACTGCGATTTCGACAATTACTTCGATCATTAGCAGTGGCACTAGTGTTGCTGCCGCTCCATCAAACATCGCAATGACTGCTAGCACTCTCACTAGTGTGCTTTATGGATTTGATTTGTTAATTGCGAACAAAGAGTTCATCGCTGATGAAGTCATCAACTACGTAAATTGGAATTATAATAACACTTCATTCCGTTATAATGAGGAGAAATGTTATAGAGATGTTGGACTAATTATTGATGCAGTATCACAAGACGTTGTTTTGTTAGGTAATGCAAAAAGTATCGAAGCAGGTTTATCATATTGGACAAGTGGCTATAATCATGTTGCTGGTCAAGTGAGCACAACCACTGTAGCACTAAACTATGCTAAAGACCTAGCCTTACAAGTTATAGCAAACAAACCAGTTGCTGTACAACCGCAAACTAAGACGCCACAAGTTATTAATCCGTTCTTCCAATACGGTGGGGATTATATGCCTCAGCAAAACGTGGCTCGTTGTTTTAAAATAATTACTGATATTATTGAACGAGGCCCTACAGCAGCGCCACCGGTATACGGTGGTAGTGGACTGTTTGCTAACATTGGTCTATCACCGGATGACGTTAAGAGTTCGCCAGTAGTAACCTCAGTTTCTAATGCGTCGTATGATGAGACTCTGTGCAGACGAGATTCCGGTTATATTATTGATGGTGCGTACTACGATGTGTTATTTGGCACCAACTATAACGGCATCACATCTGGAAATGCTTACCGTCGAGGCATCGCATCGTCCCTCGCAGTTATTAATACCGAGCTAACACAAACTAAAGCTGCTATTGAGTACATTAAGACACAATCGCAGACTTATTTGTCTGGAAGTAGTACTGCTCTAGAAAGGGGCAACCGTTCCTATGACAGCATATTAAACATATTAGACGGAAACGATCCAGCTAGTTTGGTATTTTCAAACCCACCGTCAGTGTCATCTCGTGTGGCCGCAAAAGACAAGCTAATAACTAATAAAGAATTTATTAAATTAGAAGTTGTGTCATGGATCGAAGAGCAAATTGAAAATAACGTTTCGCCCTTTGCAAACTTCACATATGATAGACAGCTATGTTCTAGGGACACTGGGTATATTGTTGATGCGCTGTGCTATGATATACTTTATGGCGGAAATAGCGCCATAAGGCAGTGCGCCCAAGCATATTTTACCAAAGACGGTGTATCGACTATTGCAGGGGAGACTGCTCAATCAGTGGCGGCTTTCCAACACATGTCTTCTGTGGCTCAAAATGTGATACGTGGAATTGTCGTAACACCTACGCAGCGAAACTATTTGACTCAAGATACGTCTGGTAATAACGCAACAGCGACTGAAGCAACTACTCTTAACAGTTTGGTAACTGTAATTACTAGTGTGCTGACGGCAAATAGTTTAACAGGTTTAGCTGCGCTAGTGTTGCCAAGCGTAACATGGACTGAATCTAACGTCGATCTTAAGAATTCAGCAGATTCGCTAGTGGGCGCAAAGGCTACTATAATCGATAATACTATAGATTTAGTTAACGATCTGTTTGATGGTAATGTTTTTAGAGTAGGACTAAGCAAGGCTACAGTTGGATTTGGCATAAACGCAACTTTGTATTTTGGGGATACGTTAGTTTACCCATATAGAGATGCTAAAGTCGACGAGTTAAGCTACGAACTGACCGGGTCAACCAGTACTTGGAACTTGCGAAAAGTGGATCCGATCGGGTCCATGGGCGGGAGTCTAGTTGATGGAGCAGTTATTAGTAGTCGAAGCCCGATTCAATCCTTCGTTTATGACGCATTTACTCAAGTTAACCAAGGTGGACGCGGAGTCCATATTAAAAATGACGGATACGCACAGTTAGTCTCGGTGTTTACTATCTTCTGTTCAGTGGGTGTTCAAGTTGAAAGCGGCGGAATCGCATCTATTGTTAACAGTAACGCTAACTTTGGTGATATCTGTCTATTAGCAAAGGGCTATGGCCGTCGCCAATTTACCGGACACATTTATAATCCAGTTTATAAATCATATCCCGAAAGTCCAGATCCAGCAATTGCGACAAGCTTCCCGGAAAGTGAATACTTTGACCAGTACTATCCTACTGGATTCTGGCCAAATGACGCGCGAGTCCGTGTGTTTTTACCTGATTTAGAAGATAGACCACATATTTCTCTAGTGATGGAAGTAGTGGCTCCAGAAACAGTTGTAGACTACACAGGTGAGAAAGTTCCACAACTAAACGAACAAGGGTTCCCTGGTTTCTTAAATGCTGCTCCAACAACATCTACTTTAGTTGCTGGTACTATTACTTTAACTGGGATTGATACCACTGGTATTGCGATTGGAAACGCAGTTTATATTAGAGATCAGTTTGGGCTTGAATACGATAATTTCCCTTACTTGCACAACGCAGACGGCGATCCAGTAGATGCGTTAGGCAATGTAGTTGATATAGGAGACGCTCCTGTTAACCCGAATTACTTAGTAAGATACGCAGATACTGGGACAGTAGTAACAGATTTGGGATATCAGTCGATTACACTAAACAAAGCTCTAACAAACGGCGGAGGCGATCCTGCTAATACTGAATACTTTGATCTATATTTCTGCGGTAACGCATATTACACTGTTTTAAGTAGTGAAGTTGGTGAAAACCCCAAGTATAACAGAAAGGGCGAAGTAATCCCAGCAGGGGTGAACATACTATCTGTGGAAGCAACTGGCTTAGACACTGACCAGCGTGCTGCTCATGTGGCATCTTTACAGAGGTTACAAAGTGTTGTAGTAAAAGTTATCAAGAATGAATCAGTAACAGTTACATCTGGAAACACTACTGATCAGATATTTAAACCCTTAGTGGCAACCGGGGGTCTAGCCGAACAGTTTATTATCAGCAGATTTACAGATCTAATTGGTATTGTTAACGCTGCTAATTTATCAAGTGCGGAATCAGTAGTGCCGCAGAGTCTTAGAAAACAAGAAGGTACTGTTCCACTAGGAGCGGGTGATGCTATAAGTCTAATCAGAGATAATATCAAGTTTATGACAGATGAAATAACTGCGTATGTGAATACTGTTATTGGCTTTACTCCTGATGTTGTGTATGACGAATCTAAGTGCCGTAGAGATGTTAAAATTATTTTAGAAAGATTAATCTACGACCTAGAAAGTGGCGGGAACTATAACTGTGTAATGGCAGGGCTGAGCTACTGGAACAGATTGGGGACACATCATATAATTCAGTTAGGTGAAAACGTGACTAGAACAGACTTGTTCCCAGATGGCGCAACGGTTAACTTCTATCAACGTAGCTACATGAGTGCGTCTGGTTACGTGTTTGAATACGTAGGTGCTGGTGTCGATTACGGAGCATTGCCTCAACGAGGGGTGGCTGATCCTAAACAAGGTCAGGAAGTCGTTCAACTCGACAGCGGTAAAGTATTCTTTACAAGTACAGATCAAAACGGTGACTTTAGAATAGGTCCGGGTCTAGTAATTAGTCAAGCAACTGGTGTTCTAAGCGGTAGAACATTTACAAGATCGTTATTTGCTAACTTGACACCGTTCATCTTAGCTATTGAGACAGGCGCAGGTTAAAAGGAAAAAATCATGGCTTTAATACCATTAAACAAGTTTATAACAAAAACCAAAGTTGTTCCATCTTTTTCAGAAACAACCTCAACGGTGACGGCATATGTAGCTCCTATTGGAGTTACGTCAATTGTGCTTATGGCCCAAGTGGCAAATATTAGTACTCAGACTGAAACTGTCACGCTTATACACTATAGAAATCGCCCTGTGCTTGCAGATGCTCAAGGAAACGGTTTCCAAGCTGGAAAAACTGAAACATATCTAGCAAAAGATTTCGCAATCCCGCCAGGCGATGCTGCGTCACTGTTATCTGGAAAACTTATTGTTGAGAGTTTAGACAGTGTGAAAATTTATGCAAATACTACCAGTACTTGCCAGCTGACGCTAAGTATCTTAGAGACTGCGAATAACTAATAGAGAAGACCATGGCAAGACTACTTAGCGGATCAACATTAAGAACAGGCGGAAGCGGAGAGTTCATTGACCTTAAGGGCGCTCAACCGCAGCTTCCACCAACATCACCAGCCGGAACTGGATTTACTCTCATTACAGATGAGTTGTTGAGGACTTCTTACAGTTCCGTACTGGGATTTATAGATATTACCACGGCTACAATGCGTAGCTTATTGCCTGATCAGCAAATTAGAGTTGTATCAACTGGATCTCTTGTGCTATCCACAAGTACTACTACTGGTGTACTAGCTGTTCGCGGGGGTATCGGCATTGATGGTAACATTTTTGCCACAAAAGATATCACCGTTAACGGGATAACTATCGGTCAGGGATATAGGAATGATGTAGACTCGGCATGGAATAACTTAGTTATACGTGGTGTTGCCTCAACTAGCGAATCACCTAACGATTTTAGTAACGGTCAACAAAATATTAGCATAGGTTACGACAGCCTAACTAACTTAGATACTGCTTATAAAAGTATCGCCATTGGAAGATACGCCTTAAACACGGGAACTGGACTTAGAAACAGCATTGCAATTGGTGATAGTTCGTTAAAGAACATAGGTATTCTACCAACAGAATATATCAAACCCATTGTTAACATTACAACTAGTTCATCTACTCCAATTACTGGAATAACAAACGCAAATCCAGCAGTTGTTACGTCAGTAGATCACGGTCTAAGTACCGGGCAGAGAATATCTATTGCCAGTGTTGTTGGGTTATCTACTGGAACTACTAGTTTACTAAATGGACATTCCTATTGGGTAGATGTCTATACCACAGACACCTTCGGTCTATACACTGATCCAGTGTTTACTACTGCTACTAGTGTAAATTCTATTAGTCTGGGCGATATAACTTGGACCTCATACCAGAGTAGCGGAACAGTCGTCCATCCAATAGAAGTTACTGTATCAAATCACGGGTATACTACTGGAACCGCAGTACTGATGAGCGGAATTGTTGGTGTCGAGGATTTACGAGATCCTGAATATACCGTATCACTGAATGACATTGTATATTATATTAATGTAGTAGATACTTCGACAATTCAGCTGTACACAGATCCAATTGTGGGTGCGGGTGTTGACGGCACATATTTTAGTTCGTATCAAAGTGGTGGGACAATACATAGAGTCCTAAAACAAGACGACAATATTGCCATAGGATCTAATGCCGGTAAGAGTCTAATTGATGGTGAACGGAACTTTTTCCTAGGCGACAACATTGCCACAAACTTAACCACAGGATCGTATAACTTTTTCATAGGCCATGACGCTGGAAACGGCATGAAAATCGGCTCCGGAAACGTGTCGATCATGGGGGATAACCTAATAGATGGTCGAGATAATCAGGTTGCAATTGGGGCAATTTTCTATTACGACGGCGCCGGGTATTTAAGGTTAACAGCAGATACTGCTGTTGGTCTAGGGTCGACTGCTGCCGGCGGTAACACTGGTGGATTGGCAGTGTTTGGTGGTGTTAGTGTTAGCGATAACATAGTTGTTGCAAACAGTGTTACTGCAGGCACGACTAGCACAGCAACTGTTGTGTCGGCCTTATATAGTAATAACGTAGTACTGGCAAGTTACACTAGTCCTGCGCTAACTTCAACTGATACTGTGATTGTGGATGAATTTGCCATGGCTCAGTATAGAACTGCCAAGTATACTGCTCAGGTAGTTCAAGGTCCAGATGTTCATGTGACTGAAATCACAGTGTTCCACGATAGCACTGAAGTGTATATTGGGGAGTATGGGATAGTGTATACAACTAGTGAATTAGGTGTATTTGATGCCGTAGTAAATGGTACAAATATTAATCTAACTTTCAGTCCATATTCAGAAAGCACTACTACTGTAAAAGTTGTTCGCATGGGACTGACTAGTTGACGATTGAAATTGAGGATAGTTCCTTCGATACACTGCCGTATAAATATAGCTATGCCCATAGTGGAGAGGGAAACTAATGGCGATTTCAAAAGATTTTAAGGTAAGAAACGGGTTACAGGTTGTTTCGACAGCAACTGCGGCAACCGTAAACGCAGTCAGTGGTTATTGGGTCGGCACTACTCGTGTTATAGACTCTGCAGGCTATTGGGTCGGTAACGGAGCAATAAGCGGAGGTAGCGGAAGCGCCCCGGGTGAAAGTGGTATCAGCGGTTATTCTGGGCTTGTTGGAAAAAGTGGCTATTCAGGTACAAGTGGAGCAACTGGTCTAAGTGGTACTAGTGGAGCAACTGGAAGTCAAGGACTAAGTGGTACTTCAGGTACTAGTGGAAGTCAAGGACTAAGTGGTACTAGCGGAGCAACTGGTCTAAGTGGCACAAGTGGTGCTACTGGTTCGCAGGGCTTGAGTGGTTACTCGGGAACAAGTGGTACTAGTGGAGCAACTGGTCTAAGTGGTACTTCAGGTACAAGTGGAGCAACTGGTCTAAGTGGTACTTCAGGTACAAGTGGCACAAGTGGGGCAACTGGTCTAAGTGGTACTTCAGGTACAAGTGGAGCAACTGGTCTAAGTGGCTATTCAGGTACTAGTGGAGCCAGCGGTTATAGTGGCTTTAGTGGATCCAGCGGGAGCGGAACTAGTGGATACTCGGGGACCAGTGGTTATAGTGGACTAGCCGGTGTCGGCCTAACTGCTGGATCTGCGTCGGTTGGTTATATTAACTACAACGGTACTACTAAGACGGCTGGTCAAATGGATGGCGGTACTACTGATCCCACCAACACTACTAGACTAAACTATGACGGGTACCTGTACGCTACTAGATTTTATGGTGACGGTTCGCAACTAAGCGGTGTAAGTGCCGGAGCTACCATAACTGATGACACTACTACTGACGCTACTCGATATATATTATTTGATGATGTAACTAGTGGTTCAGCAACTAGTGTGGGTGTTTCTAGCACCAAACTCTACTTTAACCCCAGTACTGGTACACTGTACGCCACACAGTTTACATCCCTGTCAGATGCTAGCAAAAAGACCAATGTGGCTACTATAGCTAATGCTGCCGACACTGTAAATCAAATGCGCGGTGTGTCGTTTGATTGGTTGGACACCGGAGCTCACGCTTATGGTGTAATTGCTCAAGAGTTGGAGAAGATAGTTCCCGAAGCAGTTGTGGAAAATGCGGGTGTTAAGAGTGTTAACTACAATATGATTATTGCGTTCTTAATTGAGTCCAACAAAGAGCTAGCTGCTCGCGTTAGCGCGTTGGAGGGTCGCTAATATGCCAGGTTATTTTACCAGTCCAGAAGGTGATTTAGAACAGATATTTGTTGATGACTATGCCATGATCGACCAGTATGCTAAGACTGGTAGTTTGTGGAGTTGGGGCCGTGGCACGCTCGGTCGTTTGGGCAACAACAACGCTGCTGCTCAGAGTTCGCCAGTACAAACTATCTCTGGGGGCACTAACTGGAAACTGATTAACTGCGGTTATGAATACACCGCAGCCATCAAGACAGACGGCACGCTGTGGCTTTGGGGCCAGAACTACAACGGCCAACTGGGCAACAACAACGCTACTGCTCAGAGTAGCCCAGTACAAACATCCGTTCAAGGCACTAACTGGCAGTTGGTTTCCTGCGGACGCTATGCTACAGCCGCCATAAAGACAGACGGCACACTGTGGACGTGGGGAGGTAACGCACACGGCCAACTAGGTACTAACAATACTTTATCTAAAAGTAGCCCAGTCCAGACAGTGAGTGGGGGCACTAACTGGAAGAGTGTTAGTTGCGGCCTCGCCTACACAGCAGCAGTAAAAACCGACGGAACACTGTGGTTATGGGGAGCAAATGCCCAAGGCCAGTTAGGCAATAATACTGCTATCGGCCGTAGCAGTCCAGTACAGACTGTGAGCGGCGGGACTAACTGGAAGAGTGTCAGCTGCGGCGCCGACTTTACTGCTGCTATAAAAACTGATGGCACACTGTGGCTCTGGGGTTACAATAACTATGGGCAGTTAGGTAACAACACAACTACTCGTTTAAGTAGTCCAGTACAAACTGTAGCAGGAGGCACTAACTGGAAGAATGTGTCTGGCGGCCTTCATATAACTGCAGCTATCAAAACAGATGGTACACTTTGGACTTGGGGCCTCAACAGTTACGGCCAACTAGGTGATAATACTACTTTATATAGAAGCAGCCCAGTACAGACTGTGAGTGGGGGTACTAACTGGAAGAGTGTTAGTTGCAGCTTCGGCACTGTGGCTATCAAAACAGATGGTACACTTTGGACTTGGGGTCGCAACAACTACGGTCAGCTAGGCAATAACACCACTATCAATCGAAGCAGTCCAGTACAAACCGTGAATGGCGGAACTAACTGGAAGAACTGTAGTAACTATCACGAACACACCGCCGCAATCCACTTTTACGATGCTGGAAACTTATACCCCAGTGCTTAACCTATAAATAACAACAGAGGAATAACAATGTTTGTAATTGTATATAATGATCATGTAATACTAGGCCCAATGCGCTGGAATCGTTTCAGGTTTGAAAATGAAATTGCTGAAGAATGCGAAGTCACAGCTACCCTGCCTAACCGCAATGACACATTTGAAGCTATTACCGTAGCAGAAAACATTAGAATTCTACCTATTCAAGGTACAGAAAATCCCGCCTACAATCCCACAATCGAAACACTACATGGACCGTTCTGGCAGTTTACTGACACGCATGCTATAAGCAGTTATGAAGTTATGAAGCTGCCAATTGACGCTGTAAAAAATCAATTAAAAGCAGCAGCAGCAGAAGAACGCTGGCGCAGAGAAGTTGGGGGATTTGATTTAGCCTTACAAGATCAAACTGTGCGAATTGACACAGCCCGAGGCGCTCGTGATGTGTACGCACAGCAGTATATGCTGCTGGCAGAGGGTGAAACTGTCTACTGGAAGTTCCCCAGCTGCTGGCTGACACTGACAAAAGCAGAATTAGGCACAATTGCCGCCAGCGTAACTGCTCATGTTAATAGTGCGTTTGCTTGGGAAGTGGCGAAAATTGCCGAAATCGACGCTTGCGTAACTCTAGAAGAATTGGCGGCGGTAGTCTTAAGGGAGCCGGTTGATAATCCTGGTCCTGGAGTGTTATAATGGGTATCTCAACTGGTTTTGTGAGACCTGACGGTGCGGACATTGGCACTCCCTTAGTGGAGCGAAGCTATCTAATCGACCGTTATCCCGAACTAGCCGATACATTTAAACAGGCCGGATTGTGGATTTGGGGGCGTAGCCAGTACGGTCAGCTAGGTAATAACGCAAACACTTCGAGAAGTAGTCCAATACAAACAATAGCCGCGGGGACTAACTGGCAGTTAGTTTCTGGAGGTCAATACCACACAGCAGCAGTTAAAACAGATGGAACACTATGGACTTGGGGAAGAAACTATTCCGGACAATTAGGTACTAATACGGCTACTGACCGAAGCAGTCCTGCGCAAACTATAGCGGCTGGAACTAACTGGAAGGATATTACTTGCGGGCGATACTACACAGCAGCATTAAAAACTGATGGCACGTTATGGCTTTGGGGAAGTAATGCCCTAGGCCAATTAGGTGATAACTCTACGGTTATTAAGAGTAGCCCAGTTCAGACAATAAGCCAGGGCACTAACTGGAAGTTAGTTTCTGGAGGGTTTTATCATACCGCAGCTATCAAAACAGACGGCACACTGTGGCTTTGGGGTCAGAACGCTACTGGCCAATTAGGTGATAACACGACTACTCGCAAAAGCAGTCCGGTACAGACTGTGAGTGGTGGTACAAACTGGAAGTCAGTTAGTTCCGGCGGAGGACATACTGCAGCAATAAAAACGGACGGTACTCTCTGGACTTGGGGACAAAACTTTTACGGACAATTAGGCGATAATTCCATTACTAATAGAAGCAGTCCGGCGCAAACTATGAGTGTGGCTACTAACTGGAAGACAGTATTTGCTGGTGGCAATCACACTGCAGCTATAAAAACAGATGGCACATTGTGGCTTTGGGGCTACAACCTATACGGTCATCTAGGCGATAACTCTACTGCTAATAAAAGCAGTCCGGTACAGACTGTGAGTGGTGGCACTAACTGGAAAAGAGTTTCTGGAGGACTGAATACCACTTCAGCTATAAAAACTGACGGTACCTTATGGCTTTGGGGGCGCAATTATCAAGGTGCATTAGGTGATAGTACTATAACTACAAGAAGTAGCCCAGTACAGACAGTATCGGGTGGAACTAATTGGAAGTTGGTTTCTGGAGGATTGTACCACCACACAGCCATCCGTGATGATTCTGCCGATCCAATCTAATCTAAACTATGATACATCCCCTAGTTAAAATTATTACAGTTGACGGCTACTACACTGAAGAACAAGCTCGCAACATTAGTAACATAACCTACACGCTACAGTATGTGCAGAAGGAGTTTGGCAAAGAGATTGAGAACTTTAACATGGTGCCAGAAGATGCGGACACAATGTTCGCTCGGATGCTAAACACTGGTATTAGAGTAGATCCTGATCGATCAGGCGTATTCCGCATACCCGACAACCTCATACACTTTGAATCCTTTGCAGGAACGGACGAGTGGTTGTTTGCTGTAGCACTACAGACTTCCACCTTTAATGTGTATGAGCACACGACAGGTGTAGCAAATGCGCTAACTGATTATAGATTTAACTATAGAAACATGTTTGAATGGGATCTACAGGTTAATTATGTGCTAAAACCTGGTCAAGGCGTGCTGTTTAGACCCTGGCTTTTTCACTCGTTCGACACGGGACAAATACAAATTTTTAGGTTGACAGAATATGAAAACTAATTACTCAGTAACTAATGGCGGTCTGGAGAGTGACTTTGGCGACCTATTCGTACCTAGAAACTTGTTTAGTTCGGGCGGGTTGTGGGGGTGGGGCCAAAACAACTTCGGTCATTTAGGTGATAATACCTCAACCAATAAAAGTAGTCCAGTACAAACTATAAGCGGGGGTGCTAATTGGACAGTAGTCGAAGGCGGACGATCGAGTACTGCAGCTATAAAAACTGATGGAACTTTGTGGAATTGGGGGCGAAACAACTACGGCCAACTCGGCGACAACACTGTAACTACAAGAAGTAGCCCAGTTCAGACAATTGCTGTAGGTACCAATTGGAAGCTAGTCTCGGCGGGATTATATTATTCAGCTGCGATAAAAACTGACGGGACTTTGTGGACTTGGGGTTTTAATGCTAATGGAAGGCTCGGTACAAGCGACACTACTAATCGAAGTAGCCCAGTTCAGACAATTGCTAGCGGCACAAACTGGAAAACACTTTCTTGTGGTAGCAATCATATGGCTGCGATAAAAACTGACGGTACTCTGTGGTTGTGGGGTTATGGATTCGACGGACAGTTAGGACAAAACGTCGCCCAGTCGGTTAGTAGTCCGATACAAACAATTGCCGCAGGAACCAACTGGAGTCAGGTTAACTGTGGTTCGACAAATACCGCAGCTATCAAAACTGATGGCACACTATGGGTTTGGGGAGGTAACGCATACGGCCAGCTAGGTAATCAAGGCAGTACAGCGATTAATCAGTCAAGCCCAGTGCAAACAATTTCTGCAGGCACAAATTGGAAAGTAGTAGCGTGCGGCTACAATCATATGCAAGCCATAAAAACTGACGGGACTTTGTGGACCTGGGGTGGAAATACTTACGGCCAACTAGGTACTAACAATACTTTATCTAAAAGTAGCCCAGTCCAGACAGTGAGTGGGGGCACAAATTGGAAGCTGGTTTCGTCGGGATTCTATTATACAGCAGCTACGAAAACTGACGGCACTTTGTGGACTTGGGGATATAACAATTATGGCCAGCTGGGTACTGACGACACCATCAATCGGAGCACACCGGGACAAACTATCATAGCTGATGGCACTTACTGGCGACTAGTTGTCGCCAGCAATTATCACGCTGTAGGAATAACTGACATTTTCTAATTGACAAAACGCTAAAACTTAAATATACTGTAAAGTAAAAGCAGTATATAATGAAAATAAATTTAGGATCTGGAACTAAACGCTATCCGGGGTATATAAACATTGACAGTGATGAAGGGTCGAATCCTGATCATGTGATCAATTTAGAGCAAGATCGACTACCATTTGCGGACAACACAGTTGACGAAGTACTGGCGCATCACATTTTCGAACATCTAGGCTCGGGCTTCTTTCACTGCGTTCGAGAAATCTATAGAGTATGTAAACCTGGTGCGATTGTAGATGTACAAGTACCTCACCCTAGGCACGATACTTTTCTAATCGACCCTACACACTGTCGCCCCATCTATCCTCACACGCTGGATATGTTTTCTAAAGAGCGAAACCGACGCGACATGGCGGCAGGCGGCTGCGAAACTCCTCTTGGTTTTATACACAATGTAGACATGCGCGTGCTCGATCACCGTTTTACTCTAGACGATTACTGGCGCGCACAGTTTCAACAGTTTAGCGAAGAGCAATGTGAACACGCAGCCCGCACATTTAACAATGTAATTTTAGCAATCGATATTAAATGGCAGGTGGTAAAAGATGAATAATCCCTTAGCAACTGCGGAATTTTTTATACATATTAAACAGTTTGACAAAGCTAAAATAGTACTAGACCTACTTAAACCCCTCGCCTGCCGCATAGAAGAATTAGATCAATTGGGTAAACTCTATGCTGAAATTCGGGAGTTTACGGACACGCTTGATCTGGCACAGAGAATTTACGAACAAGTAACTAACCCTCAAGCTAAATTTGACGCACGGGTTAACATAATTCGAGCTTGTCTCAATTTGAATAAACCCCTCGAAGCACTTGAGTACATTGCTATTAACGAGCAGGAACGACCGGGCGATCACCCTAATCAAATGGACAAGGCAATGAGTTATTTCTTGCTGGACCGTAAGGACGAGGGAGAAGCAATACTACGAAAAATCCTAAGTGAACCCCATACTGAAGACATTGACTTTAGGGTTAAATTTAATTTAGGCACATATGATCTACGCAATGGCAAGTTTAAGGAAGGACTGCGTCATGTGCTACTTGACGGGCGTAAGTTGAATATTTGGCACGAGTTTAAGTATCCCAAATATCAATTGTGGGAAGGCAATCCGATCCCGGGTAAAACTATTGTGCTGTGTGCAGAAGGCGGCATCGGGGATGAAATTATTTCTGTTCGCTTTATGAGGCACTTCCGCGATGTGGGAATGAAACCTATTTGGTACACAGATCGCAAGGATATTGCTAGCATATTTGAACGCTGCGGGTTTGAAACTATTAGTAATCTCAAAACAATTCCTCGTGATTGGCTCTGGACATATTCCATGCCCGCCCCTACTTATCTAGACCTAGAGGAAAAAGACTTGTGGCACGGACCATATCTCGAACCCTTAAGGCGTGCGCCCCGACTGCCTAACAACGGTAAAAAACGCATCGGTATTAAAACAATGGGCAATCCCAAGTACGATCAAGACCTACACAGGACGATTCCATTTGATGAACTAATTGCGAGTATCCCCGAGGGCTACGAGATTTACTCATTCCATGTGGATGAGGATTTTGCCCACCCTCGTGTAACCCCCCTAAAAGATCGAATAACTAGTTGGGACGATACATTGGACTATTTAGATCAAATGGATCTAGTTATTTCCAGTTGTACCTCGCTAATTCACGCAGCTGGCGCAATTGGCAAAGACGCGATTGTGATTATCCCAATTCTAACCTACTACACCTGGGCAAAGCCCGCTAGAAACACTGCTTGGTATGGAAATAATCTAACAGTGCTGAGACAACGAGAGTACGACAATTGGCGCGCTCCCTTAGCTGAATTACGAACACTACTATGAGCGCACTAATACTAGATAACTTTTTACCCTACGCGGACATTGTGCGTACATGGGCACTCTCACACCCCTACTACACTGCGCAAGAGTTTACTGAAATGTATAACGCCCACACTGATTGGCCAGGCAGGCGCACACTACATGTGGCAGACTTAGATAAATCCTACGCAGACACCGTGCTTACACAGATCGCCAACATTGCCTCACAGTACTTTAGAGTAACTAATGCGTCGATTCGATCCTACTTTCAACTGTCTACGCAAGCAGATGGCGACAGTTGGGTACATCAAGACAATGATACTGACCTAGCAGCAGTGTTGTATCTAACTCCTAATGCGCCTGTAGAGTCTGGCACTACTCTTTACAGGTGTAATGATCCGGACGAGTGGACCAGTTACATGAGTGATCAAGAAGGCTATAACACACTAAAAACTATTAACACTGTTGAGAGAACTGACTTGTACAATCGCCTGTTTACTCCAGTTGATGTTGTGGGCAATGTTTACAATCGACTAATTATGTACCCGGGCATTGCCTATCACAAATCCAACAAATACTTTGGTAACACTCTAGCTGACGGTCGCCTAACGCAGGTGTTTTTTATTAAAGGCGAGTAATGCGAGCACAGTATCAAATTATTAACATTAATCTAACATCGGTTACTAACGACGAACCTATTGCTGATGTACCGTGTGGCAATTGTGTGCTATGCTGCGAGCAGCTAGCACCTTATCTAACACCTGCTGAGGTGTCGAGTGGCGTTTACCCTATTAGTCTAACTCAACCCTCGCCTGAACAGCTAGCGGAAAATCCCCAAGTAGGCCCAATCGTTACAATCTTTAGAAATAAGTCTGGAGGTTGTGGGCTGTTTGTTGACGGTGCTTGCTCAATATACGACTTTCGCCCACTAGCTTGCCGTCAATTTGACTGTAGAAAGCAGCACCACCCGCGAATTCCTAACATGCTAAAGGATCAAAGTGAGTAATATTGCTTTAGTTACTTCGGGATTGAATGTAGAATCCGGACTTGTAGATCCGCAAACTAGATTTCAACAAACACTAGACTCTGCTGCTAGCATTAAGCGGCATATTCCCGGTGCTTATGTTATACTTCTAGACGGTGGAAAGTATCCCCTAACACTTGCGCAACGCCGGGCACTAATGGCAGTGTATGATGATGTTATGGATTTTACCTATCACCCCACTGTGCAATTTGCGCACAATCAAAATGTTAATGTAATGTACATTAAAGGACCGTGCGAGTCACTAATGTTACATGAGGCGTGTAAACTACTGCCAACTGATGTAAGTCGTGTTTATAAATTAAGTGGTAGATATGAAATTTCAGATCAATTTGATCAATCTGTGCACAATGTTCCCGGAAAGTATGTACTAAAAACTCGTGAAGCTGGTGTTAGGTACTACCACGATGATAAAAACAATCCGGGCAGTCAACTACAAAACATAGCAGACTACTACACAGAGTATCAATACAAAACTAGACTTTACTCATTTTGCGGATCTCTGCTGCCTACTGCTACAGAAAACTATCAAAAACTATTTCAAACCATGGTAGGATCTTATATAAATCACGGCTTTATTGATATTGAGCATTCGATGTATAGAGTGCTAGATACTAATCTAATACATGAAGTGCCGGTTATCGGTGTAATGGGTGTACAAGCAGAAAACCTAGTAACTTTAACAGAGTAATGAAGCAGTATTATTTTTTAGCAGGCATACCCCGGTCGGGATCGACTGTGCTAGCATCTATTCTAAATCAAAATCCCGAGCTGTACACAACACCCACAAGTCCTATGTTGGATTTGCTTTATCTAAACGAGCAAGCTTGGCGCAAGTTGCCTAGCGTAATTGCTAATCCCATTCAAGAACAACTACCTGCTATTTCTCAAGCAATTATTAGTGGCTGCTGGGAGCATGTTCCTCAAACACATATTATAGACAAACATCGTGCTTGGGGTAGAAACACGCAAACAATTCGAGCTATTTTTGGAATTGAACCTAAACTTCTAGTAACTGTTCGAGACATTCCCAGTGTCCTAGCTTCCTTTATGCGTCTACTGCGCGAATCGAAACAGCGTGTTACCTACATTGATCGCATATTAATTGAACGAAATATTCCTGTAAACGATGCTAATCGAGTAGATGTGCTTTGGCACGATTTTGTTCAAGATCCGTGGGACAGTTTTAAAACAGCGTGGGAGCGAGACAGAAGCGTACTACATCTAGTAGACTACGACAATTTAATTGCCAACCGAGAGTCAGTAATTCGCAGTGTTTACAACTTTTTGGAGTTGCCCTACTACGAGCACGACTATGACCACATTGATAACCCACACAGCGACGATGACTTGCTAGCATGGGGGTTGGAAAATTTACACACAATTCGCCCTAAACTGGCCAAAACTGCCCTCAGTCCTCGAGAAGTGTTAGGTGATCAGATATATGAAAAATACGCAAACATGGGGTTGGAGTTTTGGAAATGATTAAGAAAACCTACTACTTTTTGTCGGGCCTGCCTCGATCTGGCTCAACTGTGTTAGCAGCAATTCTAAATCAAAATCCTGCTGTATATGTAACGCCCACTAGCCCCATGCTGGATCAGCTAATTGAGAATCAAAACATTTGGCACGGTCTACAAACAGTTAAAGCAAATCCAGTTCCCGATCAACTAACAAACATAACTAGGGAAATGATTAATGCCATGTGGGCGCATAGACCGGAAAGCATTATTATAGACAAAAATCGAGGCTGGGGCAAAAACATGCCTGCCTCCTCGATCTTATTTGGTAAAGACATCCCAGTTATCGCAACAGTTCGAGACTTACCTAGCATAATGGCATCTTGGCTTACGCTAATTAAGCAGCACCCAAATCACATTAGCCGTGTAATTCGTAGCAGAGGATTCGAGCCGACTGACGAAAACATTATGGCCGAGATGTGGTTTAACATGGTACAGGATTGTATGGAAGGGCTGCGGCAACTTAAACAGGATGCTGCTGATCGTCTGCTGTTAATTGACTACGATGAGCTGATTACTAATCCACTCGAGCAACTGACAAAAATCGAACAGTTTTTAAATCTCCCCGAGTGGGATTACGACTTTAACAACATCTCTAGCGACACAGTTGACGATGACGCGGCTGCTTGGGGTATTTCTAACATGCACTCAATTAGGTCGTCGCTAGCTAAAACTTCAAAATCTGCTCACGAAGTGCTGGGCGATGAGCTGTATTATAGATTTGTTGAACTAGAAAAGCAATATCAATAATTGACAATCAGTGTTGAATACTATATAGTAACATAAAGTTTGACAATAATGAAAACAATATTTTGGATTGATGGGGGTGCAGGCCGAGCATTGTGTGCAATGCCTGCTTTGTTAAAATACGCAAAAACACATCCGGGCGATGATTGGGCAGTGCTAGTTGCCGCATGGGATTCTCTGTATTGGGGGATTCCCGAATTACAAGATCGCACGTATAGCATAGACAACAAGGGTGTGTTTGATAACATAGTCAGGCACGCCGAACGTGTGATAACTCCAGAACCGTATAGGAATCCGGCGTACTTTAGGCAAGAAATCAGTTTAAGTCAAGCGTTTGATCGTGAAATTAATGAGACTACTGATCATAGCGATTTACAATACCCGCAGCTAGTATTCAATAAATCTGAACAACTAATTGCGTCGAATACTATTTTTGATCTAAAAGGCATACAGAAAAAGCTAAAGACTGTGGTAATTCAGCCGTTTGGCAGAGGCGCAAAGAAGGACAGGGATCGTATTGTTGATGACGAAAGTCGCAGCCTTAGTCAACATGATTACTTGGAGTTAGTAAAGCGACTATCGAACAAATACAACATGATATTTTTTGGTGAACCTGAGTTTCAACTTGAACAGGACACATGGGCGGCAAAATATACCTGCGATCTTAGACAATGGGCTGCTCTAATTGCCGAGGCTGACTACTTTATAGGGTGCGATAGTGTAGGTCAACACATTGCTCGAGCGGTTGGCACTCCTGGGACTGTGATTCTAGGATCTACTTACGCAGTGAACACTTCATATCCAGGATATTTTCAAATATTAGAAAACGGCAAACATAAAAAATACAGCCCAATTAGGATTGCTGGATTAGATGTGACACTATCGAATCGACTAAATGAAGGTACCATGAAATTTACAAATCAAGAGCTAAACGAATTGTACAATAAAATTGTTGCTGATATTGATAGGAAGGTAAAATAATGTCTTATTCAGTAATGGCAATAAACCCTGGGCATAATGGTTCAGTTGCTCTAACTGTTGACGGGGAATTAAAATTCTACATTGAGGAAGAGCGACTTAGCAGACTCAAGTATGATGGGAATCCGTTTCGGGGAATGCTTCAGGTCTTACTTAATTTTAACATTGATGAACTAGTGATCGGTGGAACTAGTAACGAGTTGCCAGTGTTGCCATGGACACTAGAAGATCCATACAGTGCGTTAGCAAGGAAATTCAACCCACAAATTAAAGTTACAAAAATGGGACATGTCCACCATTTGGGACATGCGGCAAGTGCGTTTTATGGATCTGGTTTCGATACCGCTGTAGCAGTCGTCATCGACGGAGCAGGATCTTATGTAAAAAAGTCTGTTGGGGAAATTGAAGTAGGCGGATTTGAAACTGAGTCTATTTACAAATGCTCTTATCCAAACGCATTCGAGACACTTTATAAACGATATTCGGGTAGTTCGAGTTCTTACTATACAGACGGCGTACACGAATATGACGATTCAGTAACCCTCACTAAGGCATACGAAGCAGTCAGCGATTATTTGGGTTTTGGATTTATTGAGGCTGGAAAGACTATGGGATTATCGCCGTATGGCGAGAACGATCCGAATATTCCCAAGTTCTTCATTGAAGGCAAGGGGAATAAAAATTTCCTAAAACCACATTATCCGGCAGGTGCATTCATCGATTCCGATAGGTTTTCTTATTTGAAGCGAGAGTCCTCCGCAACTGTATGGCATACGGATCCATCGGCAATTACTTCTGTTGAGAAGAATATTGCGTTTAGTGTGCAGAGAGAGGCTGAGTCTCAACTAATCGACTTAGTCAAGAGAGCCATTGAGATAAGCGGTGAGACTAATGTAGTTATATCCGGGGGGTTTGGTCTAAATTGTGTAGCAAACTTCAAGCTCGCAAAACATTTTCCAGGAATACAGTTCTACATAGACCCCGTGAGCCACGATGGCGGGACTGCAATTGGGTTGGCAAAACTTGCGTGGCATGTTCATTCAAACGATGAAATTCCGCACCCATTGACAACTGCCTATCTTGGCACAACACCAGATTATTCTCACTTAACATATATTGAGAATACCGTTGAAAATATTGAAATTATTGATTCAACGCATGATCAGGTCGCATCATTATTAGTCGATGGCGCAATAGTTTCTCTGTTCCAAGGTCTTTCGGAAGCTGGCCCTCGAGCATTGGGCAATCGTAGCATACTATTTGATCCGAGGAGATCGGACGGTAAAGATTTTGTTAATCAAGTGAAACATCGAGAATGGTTTAGACCTTTTGCCGGATCAGTACTTGAGGAACACTCGCATGATTGGTTTGATTTAGCTGGACTAGAAAAAAGCCCGTACATGATGTACGCAGTTGACGTCCGTTCTGAGAAGATTCATCATATACCCGCAATCACGCATATTGATGGGACTTGTAGAATTCAAACAGTTAGTTCTTCAGACAATAAACACTACTACGATCTGATATCAGCGTTCTATACAAAAACGGGTGTGCCTATTCTGTTTAATACCAGTTTTAATCTAGCAGGCGAGCCCTTAGTGGAAACAATTTTTGACGCAGTATCTACACTTATTAGAAGTGATATACACTATTTGTATTTGCCAGATGTTGGAAAATTAATTAGGAAAACTGTATGACACGAATTTTAATCATGGGATTGCCTGGGTCTGGAAAAACAACCCTTGCAAGTGAATTAGCAATACTACTCTTTCCACATGTTGAATGGTTCAACGCAGATGAAGTCCGAAGCATGTACAATGATTGGGATTTCTCTGTTGAAGGCCGATTAAGACAGAGCTACAGAATGCGCGAGCTTGCTGATAAATCTACTCAACAGTATGTGATATGCGATTTCGTTGCTCCCATTGATGAAATGCGTGCCGTATTTGATCCAGACTATTTGATATGGATGGATACCATAGATCGAGGTAGGTATGAAGATACCAACTCTCTTTTTAATCCTCCCAAGTATTACGATCTTCGTATAACAGAACTGGATTCAAAAAAATGGTCAGAGATCATAAAATATACACTAACAAAATGAATCGAAGATTATCTGCGTAGTAAATATACACACTTATGAAATACAGTATAGTAATCCCCACTTATAATCATTGTGATGATTTTTTAAAACCGTGTATTGAATCTATATATAAATTCTCAAATCCTGGAGAATTTGAAGTTGTAGTTTCTGCAAATGGCTGCACAGATAATACAGCACAGTACCTTCGAGATTTGCAAAGAGTACACAATAATGTTAAAGTTGCTTGGTCTGACGAGCCTTTGGGGTTTGCTAGATCAACTAATCGCGGCATTGAACTTGCTAGTGGTGAGTTTATTGTTTTGTTAAACAATGATACTGTGATCTTAGATCAACCGATGAACTCATGGCTAGAAAGACTAGTTGCGCCGTTTGAAGATCCCAAAATGGGAATCACTGGTGTTCTAAGTCAGCATTCTCCGATTACTGAACGTACTTTCCTTATATTTTTCTGTGTAATGATTCGCAGATCACTATTTGATGAGTTAGGTCTTTTGGATGAAGATTTCAAAACTGGCGGACAAGAAGACGTTGAATTCTGCTATCGAACTGAATACGCAGAATACAAGTTAAAGAACGTAACATCAATATCGACATTATCTGAAAGCGGAACACATTATGTGAACGATTTTCCAATTTGGCATGTGGGAGAAGGCACAGCACACGATAAAACACTAGTGACTATTGATTTGGAAGAGGATTCCAAAAACAATTATAGACTTTTACACAGTAAAACTAGAACTCCTCTTAAAAATAAAATTATTTTAAAACATACATATCCCGGTCTTGGAGATAATCTTGTTCATTCTACGCTTCCTGAAATATTTACAAATAAAGGGTACGATGTTTACATTTCTAATCAGCAAGGGTATCGTAATGATGAAGTGAAACAGCTAATAGACATGAACCCGTTCATTAAGGGGTACTCAAATTATGAGCCAACCCTAAATGTCGATGAGCGGTTGAATTCTACATATCCAATTACCCATCCTAACAAAAATTATACGGCTAGAGTTGAGTATTCATTATGGCATGAAATTTACAATCAATATCCTAAGATTTATTATACGCCTAAGTTCTTACCAGAATGGCAGGATAAAACTTTCATAGATTTTAATTCAGAAAGCGTAAAATGGCCTAAAGATGACTATTTAAAATTTGCGTTAGCACATAATACCAATTGTGTTATAACTCGAGTTGATTATACACCTAAGGACCTATTTGAGTACATAGATATTATCAATTCTTGTAAAAAGTTTCTTTGTACTTATTCAGGAAGTATGCCATTAGCCGCTGCGATTAACAAAAGAAACGTTGAGTGCTATATGCCAAGCCACTGGGTTACCGATGTGCTGATAAAAGGTGGATATTGCTACCATTATGATAACGTGAACTATATTGCTTTTGATAAATTTGAGGATAGTGTAATAAATGTTCCCGAATTGGCGAATACATATAATCAGTTTAACCCATTAGTCCACATAGTCACAGCGACTCACAAGAGATTTGATAAACTTAAGAAAGCCATAGATTCTGTGAGATCACAAACCTATCAAAATTATATTCACCACGTGGTTGCTGACGGGCATGATGAGGATGTATACTATTACATCAAACATTTAGGAGATTCTAGAATTCGTTATAGCTGTGTTGAACACGAGGGGCAGTTAGGTGGCCTGCCGCGGATGTCGGCATTAAACGCAATCCGATCTACTGATAACGAATACGTGTGTTTCTTGGATGACGACAACACATTTAATCAAGACTACCTCGAAACACATATTCGAAATATCGAACCTGTAAAAGACACACATGGGATATCGGTCGGAAAAATTTATATGGATAAATTTGATGTATTTTTGCCCGATCCGTGGGATATTTCGGAAACTGAAGTCAAATTTACATGCATAGACACGCTAAATGTTATGATTCGAGTAGATCTAGCAAAACCGCAAGTAGAGAAATGGATACACACTCCCGGCGCAAGAATCACCCATGATTTTGATTTTATCTCCGCAGTGTTAGCAACTACTAAATTGAAGTATACTGATAAGATTATTGGCTATCATGGAGAACGGAAACCAAAATGAATAATTATTTTAAAGATGCGTATGGAGTTTTACACCAGCAATTACATGATCCATTTATAAAAGATTATGGAATAGAATACAATAGGATTCGGGATTTATCCCATTGGCTGTCTTATTTAAGATTGGGATATATTAACGGGGCGATTCCGGATATTAATAAATTAACAACGGTTTTGGATGTAGGGTTTGGTAACGGAGATTTTTTAAGAGCCTGCCAGAGACAATTTAACATATGCTCAGGTTATGATTTAATTTGGAATCACTTACCTGAAAATTGTGTAAAATCTGAAACGATGTTTGATGGTCATTATGACATTATCACATTTTATGATTCTTTAGAGCATTTTGAATCTATTGATTTTCTAAATCGATTAGACTGTAATTACATTGTGATTTCAGTTCCAAATTGCAAATACCCAGACGACGATGAGTGGTTTACTAACTGGAAACACAGAAAACCCAACGAACACTTGCATCATTTTAACAAAGAGTCCCTAACAGCATTTGTCGAGTCTCAGGGGTATAGGGTGATTACACATTCATACATTGAAGATGTGATAAGACAAGGCAAAGAGCCTCAAAATATTTTAACTGTTGTTGCTAAAAAACTATGAGTAAAATTTTATGTTCGATCTCAACTCGGGGGAGATATGAAACGTCACTGCCGATGGCTATTCAGGCAGTTCTCTGCCAGACAAAGAAACCAGATCATTTGATCATTTTTGATGACAATGACGATGCCAAAGATTTGAGAGAAATCCAGTGTTATCAGTACCTATTCTCCATGCTAGACTTGAAAGGTATTGGCTGGGAAGTGATTTTCGGTAAAAGAAAAGGGCAGCATCACAACCATCAGGTTGCAAACACCCGGGGGTTTGACTGGGTATGGCGAGTCGATGATGATACTATTCCGGAACCAAACGTGTTAGAGACCCTTTGGAGCCATGTCACACCTACCGTAGGTGCGGTCGGTGGCTCTGTACTAACTCCGCCATTCGCCCCTGTTGAAAATTCAACAGGGAGAATTGAAGATATCTGGGAACCCAGTATCCAGTGGGATTACATTAAAGAAAAACGATCGGTTGATCATTTGCACTGTTCTTTTTTGTATAGGGCGGGTATACATGATTACAATTTGGCACTAAGCAGAGCTGCTTTTAGAGAAGAAACGCTATTTACATACGGACTAAAGCAGCGCGGCTACGAAATATATGTGGTTCCTGATGCGGTGACTTGGCATTTAAAGAATAAAACTGGGGGCGTCCGAAGTGAAGACGCTGAAATGTTTAGAAGGGATGATTATATTTTCCATAATTACATGGAGTTTAAAGATAATACAATCGTTGTATTAGATTGTGGGATGGGAGATCATATTGTAATGAAACATGTGTTGCCCGATGTGAAAAATCCAGTGATATTCAGCTGCTACCCCGATATTATACCAGGTCGCAGTATTCAGGAAGCCTATGATCGATTTGGAAATCTAGACGGGTTCAATATATACGGAAAAATGGATCAATGGAAATGGACTGACAGCTTGGAAAACGCATTTAGAAAATTTTATGTAGGAGATAGGCTATGAACATTGTAATTTTCCCATTTGCTAAAACAATGCGGGAAGAAAAGCAGCATCCAAAGAATTATCCATGGTGGCCTGAAGTTATCTCCAAACTTACTGAACTAGGTCATACTGTAATTCAAGTCGGAACTGCTGGAGAACCAAAGCTTGCTGAGGATTTTAGAGTGGGACTATCTTTAGATCAACTGGCAGAGTTGATTCAATCATGCGATACATGGATTGGTGTTGATAGTTTTGGTCAGCACTTTTGTTGGGATCTCGGTGTTCGGGGAATTGCTATATTCGGTCAAAGCGATCCAAACATTTTTGGGCACAAAGAAAACATCAACTTATTAAAGTCTAGAGACTACCTCAGAGATAAACAATTTTGGTTATGGGAGCAAGCAGAATTTAATGAAGACTCGTTTGTGTCTCCAGATGTGGTAGTCGCAGCTGTGACCGATAATTTTAGTTAAATTAGTTCTAAAAGTAATTCAAGTTTAGCCTTAGTGATGCGGTCACTAAGGCTATTTTTTACACCTTGATGTAATGGCTTTGGCCAAAAATCATAAGCACACCATGCGTATCCAGAATGTTCACTGTTGAGCGTTGGTATAAACTCATTATTGACAATGATGGCGTAGGTATGGTAGTGAAACCTTTGATCATTGCTAGTGAATAATTCCAAAGGTACAACTTTTTCTATAGGTGGTGTGTCCCCGACTTCTTCAAGGATTTCTCTTTTAAGAGTATCAATCGGAGTATAATCGTTGGGTTCTTTTTTCCCACCTGCAAATCCCCACATACCGGCAGTTCTTCCCTGAGTTCTCAACAAAAATAAGAACCGTTTTGTATCACGGGCGATGAACATACCGCCACTACAAATGATGTGATTTATAGGATCAGTCTCCATAATTCTTGATCGTATACCCCTTCGAAGCTTTTAGTCCACTGGTTACTATCCCATTTGTATTGTATACCAGTGTATGTATTAGTTATGTAAACCAGATCTGAAGACTCTAAAGAATTGAATACAACGTTCCAGGACCCGCCATCCCATTCGATAATATCGTTGGCATTGGCTTGAAACTCAGATCCATCAGAATTCTTCCATGCGTCCGGACCGTCGTAGTTTTCGTAATCAATATTATGATTGATATTTTCTAGAATTAGGAACCTGGTACCTGGATTCAAGACCCTGGGGTTGTATGTTTGAGGATCAATAATAGCATCAATTGTTCCTCTACCTTGAATATATGTATCTGTGGGAATAGTGTCTTGATCAAAATTTAGTAGCATTTTTTGATCGTCCATAGGATCTAAACTAATGTATGCCACAATTTCATTACCATCAGATTTTCTAAGTCTAAGTTGGCTTAACCCGGCTCTAAATTTTCCAGGATATAAATCAAGTAACCTAAACCACGGTGTTGCTCCAGACGGGTGTGATGTCAGACTATCCATCAGAGTTGACGACTTTACTAATGTGGCTGCGTTGTCTAGAACAAGTAAATCAAAGTTTCCCGGAGTGACTACAATGCGACTATCTTTTTCACCGAAATCTAACACGGATTCCGGAGTACTGTAGTTATTTTGTAGTTCGTCCTGATTCAAGGCAAAAACATCTGTGATTATCTTGGTAACAATGCCAAGCTTTTTTACTTTAGCTGGTGGTGTAATCCAAATTGGAGCCTTAAACATCATAGTTAGCACATCGATGTCCTGCTCAACTCCTTGGGGAATTGATCGACTAGAGAATGTAATGTTGTCCAGTGTCAGCACACTCAGGCTTGTCCAGTCGATATAGTTATCAGTTGTTTGAATTTCTAAACTAGGATTGAACAACACTGCAATTTGTTCGAAAATTTGTAACTTTTGCTCAGTGTTCGTAAACCACATATCGGCTTGAAAGGTGATCTGATAAGGGCTTGGCATTATGCGTTCGACTGTATAATTCTTCCCTTGAGTATTTAGATAAACATTGTTTTCACTATCAAATTCTCGCTCCCGAATATGTACTTTACTAACAAACGTAGGATCCTGAAGTCTAGTAATATCAAATTGTAAATCTTTGATGTAACAAGAAATAAGAGGTGCTGTAGGCATCGAGTTTTCGCTGTTCTTTCTTAAGATAGAAGCAACTTGACGATTCACGTCGCCGTATCGAACAGGGACTCTGGTTACCTTGCCTTTGGCATCTTTGTAACCAAAGTTGCTCATAACTCTCATGAATTGCGTTAAGTAACGCCGTATTTGTCCATCATACCAATAATCTATGATTATACACCAGTGTTAACCTGGAGCCTCCTTAAATATCCGCCTTAGGGCGAAGTGCTTTGCTGAGTGCCTGGCGTTCTTGAACAACTTCGCCGGCAATAGTTGCAGTGTTGTTGTTATTAATGAATCCGGCCTTTTGGGTATATCTCGGCTTTGTGTTATCAGTGCCCGAGTTGTTGAGCGTCATTCGGACATTGTTTTCGTAGTTGATCCAGTTGGAGCCATCGAACCTATAAAGCCTGTTTGGCATATGATCAGTTCTTAAATGGAATTGACCCTTAACGGGATTGCTTGGAAATGACACCCCTGAAGCAAACGGAGCGCCATTTGGGGGGATACCATCACCTGTCAAATAACCAATATACACATTTCTAGTTGGACTCTGCAGCACAATGCTAGCATCCATTGCTATGTTTTCTAAACTAACATCAATGTCGTCAATTGACGCATCCGCTACGTCGATGGTGCCATCAGGCCGCAGTGGTATTGCGTACATGTGAGTTGTATCGTACCCGCTCATAGCAGCATCTGCGTCGGCTTGTGCTAGTATTTGATCGTTTATCTCTATGTTAGTATTATATTGAGAAATTAGGTCTCGTAAGCTGCTACCGGTGTCATTTCCATCAGCGTCTTTTAGATCTGCATCTAAAATTTCACTAAATTCTTGACTATCAACTAGGGGAACACACTTAGCCCTGATTAGATGCGGGTACCAAGTTTGACTAAACCCGTTCGCCGGTCGAGTGACATCTTGTATAACATAGAATCTTTTTAGAGCAACGGCGGCAGTGTCTAATGCGTATTCGTCTTTTAGATGTGGCAGCTCAATAACATCTCCAGCCATAAGTTTTCTGCCAAAATTCTCAACGCTAGATCTTAGGTGGAAATGCATTAGTACAACATCATTCTGTAGGAATAACCCAAACTGACTCAGGTTAAATTCTACATCTTGCATACTATAAATTCCTCGAAGAACGTATACATCGGGATCATATCTTCGATCCCTGTTTTCTCCAAAAAGGATATCTTGAATTCCCAATTCAGGAATATCGTTGGTCTGTGTAGGGATGCTAGGTGTTGATTCGCCATCAGCCGGGTTCGTAGGCCCAAGATATTTGTGAATAAAGCAATCAACTCCTCCGACTTGGAACTGCTCTTCGATGTTTCTATCGAGAAACTTAAAGTCATTCCCCTTTTCTGGACGATATAGTGACAATTTTGGCATAGTAGTGTATTTATTAGCCAAAACACATGATAAATAAAAGCATGACTGACTCAGAAAATCAACGACAACAAGTAGTAGATTATATTAAACTAATGTTAGGCGACGGCCTGATTGATGTTGAACTAGACCCTGCTCACTATAACACTGCAATTGATAGAGCGTTGCGCAAGTTTAGGCAACGAAGTTCAAATAGTGTTGAACAGAGCTTTGCGTTTTTACATCTACAGACTGACCAGAATAACTACGTATTAGCTCCGGAAATTGAAAACGTTCGTAGAATCTATCGAAGAAGTATTGGCAGTCGCACTGGCGGAGGAGATGGCGGAAGTTTATTCGAACCGTTTAATTTGGCTTATAGTAACACATACTTGCTGACAAGCACTAACATGGGCGGTCTTGCTACCTATTATGCCTTTGCTAGCTACCAAAAACTAGTAGGTAAAATGTTCGGCAGTGAAATAAATTTCAATTTTAATCGAACTACAAAACTACTAACAATCGATCAACGACCTAGGACTGAAGAAGAAGTCCTACTTCTAGTCGACAATCATCGTCCAGATTTCAACTTGATCCAAGATACATTTGCGGGTTCTTGGCTTCGTGATTATGCCCTAGCAACTTGTAAAATCATGTTAGGTGAGGCTCGTGAAAAGTTTGCTCAAATTGCTGGCCCGCAAGGTGGGACTGCTCTCAATGGCACTGCTTTAAAGGCTGAAGGTAAAGCTGAAATCGAGACATTAGACCAGGACATCATCAACTACAAAGATGGTGGAACACCGTTTTCCTTCGTTGTTGGCTAACACTGTTGACATGAATGTAATAATGTCATAACATATAGAAACAAGAAAGGTTTCTATGATTGTTGGATTTGTTGGATTGATTGGCAGCGGCAAAAACACCGCTGCTTCATTTTTGGTTGATAATTGCGGTTTTAGGCGAGATAGTTTCGCAGCTTCAGTGAAAGATTCGTTGTCTTCCATTTTTGGTTGGGATCGCGAGTTATTAGAAGGTATTACTGAGGAAAGTCGAAATTGGAGAAATACCGTCGATGCTTGGTGGTCCGAAAGGCTAGGGATTGAAAATCTCACTCCCAGGTTGATGATGCAGCACTACGCAACAAATATCTGTAGACATCACTTGCACAACGATCTATGGGTCGCTAGTCTAGAAAACAGATTACGCCAAACCACTGATAATGTTGTGATTACTGACGTCAGATTTGCTAATGAAATTGCCGCCATTCATGCTGCTGGAGGCATAGTAGTCCGAGTAAAAAGAGGACCAGACCCTGAATGGTTTGACGCAGCTGAATCAGTTAATCGAGGGTCAACTGGAAACATGAGCTGGAGTACAAGCAAGCGACACCTCCAATCATTGGGCATTCACGAAAGCGAGATGGCGTGGATTGGTGGAGATATAGATTTTACAATCACAAACAATTCAACAGTTAATGACCTTCATAGTCAAATAGACCATTTGGTTAAAAGTCTGGAGTCAAGTCACCCCTTTTCCAAGGCAGCTTAAGGGTGTGAACTAGCCGTTGGCAGTTAGCGCAAAGCGTTTTTAAATTGCTAAATTTGCAGTTTGATGGACTTCCGTCAACATAAAACACATCAAATTGCTCTGAGTATTTGCTTGAAAAACCACATCGGTCACATGTGGTTTTCTTCACATATCCGTACCTGGCCCATAAGGGTCTTTCTTTACGACTTTGTCTAGCACAGTGGTCGCACGTTGACCGAAAAAACGCTTTCCCGTTTTTATAATAGTTGATAGCTACTGGTCTTTTTTCACATGTTTTACACAACTGCCTCATTTTACGCCCTTTTTAGTGCCCTTTGACTGGGTATTTATCAAGCAACTTTTGGGTTTTACTGCTAAATATAAACAAGTAATCCATTAAGGAGATTGATGAAATGGCTACACTAGGTTCACCAGGCGTTCAAGTTCCAGTTATTGACGAGAGTTTTTATTCTCCAGCAGCACCAGGAACTGTGCCTATGATATTTGTCGCATCTGCTCAAGACAAGAGCAATGCATCTGCGACTGGCACTGCGCAAGGTACAACTGCCGCAAATGCTGGAAAAGTATGGGCAATCACTAGTCAAAGAGATTTGACAGATACTTTTGGCACCCCTTTATTCTATACTGACGCAAGCGGAAACAGCTTACACGGAAATGAGCTAAACGAATATGGTCTACAGGCTGCTTACAGCCTCTTGGGAGCAAGTTCTAAAGCGTATGTGGTTCGTGCTGATATTGATCTTGCGCAATTAGAACCAACGACTACTATTCCGACTGGTAACCCAGTTGCTGGTAGATACTGGTTAGACACTGATAACTCGCTCTACGGCGTATATGAGTGGAATGCAACTACTAGCAAGTTTACTAATAAAGTCCCGCTAGTGATTGATGATACCAATTACTTGACCGACACCGACGATGGGTGGACTCCGTCTGTTTCATTGGGTAAAATCGGCGATTACGCAATTGTAATTAAAAGCAACTCAGTTGCTGTGTTGTGGTACAAAAACGCAGGAAATACATGGACTGTTGTTGAGGACGGGTTTGAAACTAAAAAAGTATGGGTTTCTCCGCACACATCATATCCGAATACAACCGGCGCCCTAACTGGAAGCGTTTGGATCAAGACGACTAGCGCAGCAAAAGGTGCGAACTGGGTTCTCAAATACTTTAATGGAAGCACTAAATCGTGGGTCAGCGCAACGCCTACATTTGCTACAAGTAGACAAGCTGCGATTCGTAGCTTAGACTATTCCGGTGGCGGGAAAAATATTCCAGTCGGCACTACATTCGTTGAAACAAATAACGATCACGGAACGTATACTACTGCGGATTTTAAACTGTGGACACGCAGCAACGGAGGCGAGACAGTATCCACAGCGGTTGTTACAACTGCAACCGTAGACGGCGGGGTGTCATTCTTTATCAGAGAAACTCGTTCAAATTCAGCAACTGATTGGGGTAATCCAGTTGTTGTGAGCTTCATGGCAAGTCCGAACTCGCGTGTTGCGGCGCAAATACCGGCAGCGATCAACGGTTATATCGGTAGTGGTCAGTTGAATAACGTAGTTGCCACATATAACTCTACAACAAACACTCTGTCGTTTAAACACGCACTAGGTGGAGATATCGAATTTCTAGATGGCACAAATACGCCATTAGCATCGAGTGGATTCTTAAGTTCGAATACTTCAAATCTATCTGTCGCGCCTACTGGAGATACAGCTGTTAACCCGCTAAACACAGCAACAACTATTACTTTTAGTCACATTTCTTCGAATTGGAAGCCACTGAGCTTTGTCGCAACTGACGAAGCCCCAGTTGGTGCTCCAGCTGAAGGTAGATTGTGGTTCAATAATTCCGTAACTGATGTGGATATTATGATCCACAACGGTACCACATGGGTTGGATACAAAAACGGAGTTCCGGGAACAGACCCAGCAGGTCCTATTGTAGCCGCGCTAGCTCCAACTGTAAACAGCTTAGGCAACGCGCTGGTTAACGGTGATATCTGGGTAAGCACTGCAGATATGGAAAGATACGGTAGAGATGTGTACGTTTATAGCACTGATACTGGATGGGTGTTACAAGATGTGACGGATCAAGAAACACCAGACGGTTGGGTGTTTGCTGATGCTCGTTGGGCAACTAGTGGCGCAAGTACAACCCCTAGCACTATCGTTGAACTGCTATCTAGCAACTACTTAGACCCAGACGCTCCAGATCCAGCGCTGTATCCCAAAGGAACAAAGTTGTGGAATACTCGTAGGTCTGGTAATAATGTTAAAAAGTACATTTCTAATTACTTGAACTTAGATGCTAACAATGGCGTTAATATTCGCTATAATTCTGAAGATATGAGCGGGTACGCAAAGGCTCGTTGGGTTAGCCAGGAAAACAGAAATGAAGACGGATCTGGAAGATTTGGTAGATTTGCTCAACGTGGTGTTATTACTAGCGCATTCAAAGCATTAATTGACAGTAACCAAGCAATTAGAGATACCGACACACTTGTGTTCAACCTAATGGCGGCTCCTGGATATCCTGAAGCAATTCAGAATATGTTAGCATTCAACGCTGATCGCGGATATACTGCTATGGTAGTTGGCGATACACCATTCCGGTTGCCAGCAAATGGCACCGCGTTGGCTGCCTGGGGGTCCAACACCGCAGCAGCACTGGATAACGGTGATGACGGATTAGTTAGTGCCGATGATTATGGACTTCTGTCAGTGTTCTATCCTAGCGGATACACAACTGATAACGCAGGGAACAATATTGTTGTTCCACCAAGCCACATGATGCTACGCACAATTGTTAACAGCGACGCTAAGAGTTATCAATGGTTTGCTCCTGCGGGCATTCGCAGAGGCGGCATTGACAACGCAACTAGTGTGGGCTATATTGATTCGGCAAGTGGTGAGTTTAAGACAGCATCTCTGCACGAAAGCCTGCGTGATGTACTACAGCAGTCTACAGTTAATATTAACCCAATTGCTACAATGCCGGGTATTGGTATGGTTAACTATGGACAAAAGACTCGCTATCGTGGAACAAGCGCACTAGACCGCATGAACGTTGCTAGATTAATTGCTTATCTACGTAGACAGTTAGGTGTTGTAGCTCGTCCGTACTTGTTTGAGCCAAACGACGAGCAGACTCGCAGAGAACTAAAAGCAGCTGTTGATAGTGTGTTGTTAGAACTAGTTGGACAACGCGCAATCTACGACTTTGTAACTGTATGTGATACGACTAATAATACAAATGCCCGTATTGATAGATCGGAACTATGGTTAGATGTTGCCGTCGAACCGGTTAAGGCAGTGGAATTTATCTACATTCCTCTGAGAATTAAGAAGACCGGTTCTATTGCATCAGGGGTATGAGGTAAATATTAATAGAATAAGGAGCATTTATAATGCCAGTATCAAGTTTAAATAGATTTACAGTTCCTCTATCGACCGATCAAAGTAGCGCATCGCAAGGTCTGCTGATGCCTAAGTTGAAGTATCGATTCAGGGTTGTATTACAGAACTTTGGAGTGCCTGGCACTCCAACGACAGAGATAACTAAGCAAGTGATTAACGTAGGTCGCCCATCGTTGAGCTTTGAAGAAATCAAGTTACCAGTGTATAATAGCACCGTGAAACTTGCTGGAAAACATACTTGGGACAACGTTGAATTAAAACTTCGTGATGACGTTAGCAACTCGGTGACTAAGTTAGTGGGTCAACAAGTTCAAAAGCAGTTCGACTTTTTTGAACAGAGTTCAGCAGCAAGTGGTATTGATTACAAATTTACCATGAGAATTGAACTGCTAGATGGCGGCAACGGTGCTAATACACCTACGGTGTTGGAAGCATTTGATTTGCTAGGCTGCTATGTACAAAAAGCAGCTTATCAAGGCGGAGATTATGGCAGCGCAACTGAAGCGATGGACGTCACGCTTACTATTGCCTATGACAACGCTCTACAATACGGAGCTGGCGGCGCACCAACAGGCATTGGCGAGCAAGTTGGAAGAACTGTACGCACTTTAGCAATCGGTGGCTGATATCATTACTGTTTAAAAACCCGGCAACTGCCGGGTTTTTTTATGCATAAATATTTGTATGTCTAACGCTTTTACAAATTTCTTAGGTGGTGTAGTATCCGGTGTTTTCGGAACTGGTCCGATTATGAAAGATTTTCAGCACGCCAATCGCGTATACGTTCAAAATAACTACGCAAGAGCACCAAAGCTGGGGTTTTTGTATTTTGTTGCTTTCAATATTAACGATAATGCGCTACCTGCTATTTACAACAGCAATCCACAATGGGTGGAATCTGGGAAAAGAGATATAGGATTTTTAGTAAAAAGAATTGATTTACCTAGATTTTCGATTAGTGCAGACACGATTAATCAATATAATAGGAAATCGATTGTTCAAAACAGTATAAAATATAATCCCATTTCTCTAGAGCTACATGACGATAATAGCAATATAACTCGAGACTTTTGGAAGGCATATTTTCAATACTACTATGCCGATAGTACCCACGGTATAGCGCCAAATGGAAGAGCTCGTAATGCCCAGCCAGTTGAATTTACAAATACAAAATATAGCACCAATAACTATGCGTATGGACTAAATTCATCACAGACAGCACCTTTTCTCGAATCTGTAGATATCTATGTGTTACATCAACAGAGATTTACACAGTACACACTAGTTAATCCGTTAATTACCGATTGGAATCATGATAGTTTAGATCAAGCAGACGGCGGCAAAATTCTTACAAATAAAATGACATTCCAATACGAGACGGTACGTTATCGGGAGGGGCAAATTACCAAAGCGAGTCCTGAAGGGTTCGCTGCGACTTATTATGATGCTAGTCCAAGTCCCTTAAGTGTTGCCGGCAATGGGACAAATACGGTACTTGGTCCAGGTGGTGTGATATCCGGTGCGAATGCAGTCTTAGGTGCTCTTGGACAGGGGAACATTTTAGGAGCCGCTATACTTGGAGCAAATGTTGCAAGGAACGCAAGACAGATAAGTAAAGCGGGGCTCAAACAAGAAGGGTATAGCATACTAACAGGAGTGTTAGGTGACGTTCAAGCCAATGCGAATCAACCTGGAGGAGTCGGAGCAGCAGTTCAATCTGGAATTAATCAGCGAGGTATAGGTGTAAACTTGTTTTCAGGCAGCAACACTAGTGTAAATGGAACAACTCAAGCAACGCAAGTTAAGACAATCAAATAATAATTATGGCAAAACAACAACTAAGCAATTTACCAAGTTCACGGGTTACTAACGAAATTGTACAAGCATATGATTCGTTATATACAAAACCTTTAGAACTAGAAGTAAATGTACTAAACGCAATGAAGGGGTTTTTTGAAAGTAGAGACTTTCAGCCTACCTCCGCAGAATCCATAGCTGTTATTATCATAAAACAAGCCAAACAGGACGGTTACAATCCTATGACCATTTTAGATACTCTAAAAGGTATGGATAATTTGGAAATATCTGCCCTAGTGTCTGAAATACTAAACTACAACAGATTTAAAAGTAGTTTTTTGGGGTACGCTAGGCAGTTTAATCCAGCTAGCGAGGTCAACAGGAATATACTAGCATGAGCTTGAAGTTCTCTAAAGGAGCGTATAAGATACGAAATCCCGAAAAATACATAAGCGCGAAGCAGCCTATATACCGTAGTGGTTGGGAAGAGGTGTTTATGAGATTTTGTGATAACAACCCCAGTATTCAAGAATGGGCTAGCGAACCATTAAGAATACCTTATAGAGATCCCTTGACAGGCAAACAAACAGTTTATGTACCGGATTTCTTAATCAAGTATGTGGATCGCAATCAGAGAACGCATGTTGAGATTATTGAAATTAAGCCAGCAAAGCAGCAAATTTTAGAGAAAGTTGGAAAAAATCCCTACGACCAAGCACAGTATGTCAAGAATCAAGCCAAGTGGGCTGCTGCAAATGAATTTTGTAAAAATCGAGGAATGAGGTTTCGAGTAATTAATGAAAGCGATATCTTTACAAGTGGATCATCTAGAAAATAAGTATAATAAGGAGACTGAACAATGACTCGAAAACTTGAAGAACTACTAAACCTGCCTGAAAATAACGAACCATACCTAGATCCGGCTGCACAAACAACACCCATTGTCCCAGTAATTGACTTAGAAGACCGACTAGAAGAATTTGATAAAATATCTGCCGCACTGCCCAGAGTAAAGGGCTTGGGTGATATGAGCGATGCGGAATTAGATTCTCTAGCCAATAAGGCAGAAAAGGCCTATGATGATTTGTTGGATCTTGGTATGAATGTAGATCCCAGATACGGAGCAAGGATGTTTGAAGTTGCGGCACAGATGCTAACTGCGGCAATTACAGCAAAGACTAATAAGATTGATAAAAAACTAAAAATGGTCGATCTTCAGCTAAAAAAGCTGGCAATAGAAAAGAAATCAGCCCCACAAGCTGATGCTCCGGTAGATGGTGAGGGGTTCATTCTTACTGATAGAAACAGCATCCTGGAAAAACTCAGAAATATGAATAAATAATACATCATGAAGAACTACAAAGAGTACCTTTCAGAAAGCAAAAAGCAATACGATTTTAAAATTAAAATTGCTGGTGATGTCACCAATGAACAAGAGTCTGCGTTAAAATGTGCTCTTGGAAAATTCCTCACTGACAATTCTACAGCTAATTTTAAAAAACATAAGACGCCAATCCAAGCTCTACCATTAGATTTCCCACAAGTCAAAAACTGCGAAGTCCATATTTATGAAGTGACGTTGGATTACCCAACAACGACGTTTGAACTAACTGAGTATTTGTCTACCGAACTAAAAGTGAATAAAAGCCATTTAGTAATTCGTAGACCCGGTGAACCTGGTGAGGAATATCAAACTCCTCAAGAATCCAGAGAAGGAGCACTATTGAATGATCCCGAATACAAAGAAGCTGGAAACGCTAAATTTGAAGACTATTATGGTGACAAGTATAACACTGGTTTTGTTAAAGAACTTAATGATCTGCTAAAGATGCAGAGAGCAGCACGTGGCGAAGTGATTCCAGAAGCCAAATCTGACGACATCCTGCGTGAACCGGGAAAAACAACAAACGATTTCCCTCAAAATACAGTAAGCCCTGTTAAGCAGGCACAAGAAACAAGGAAATAACATGCAGATGATCGACGTTATGAAACGCTTGGCAGAGCTAGATGCCGCAAATCCAAACGTACAACAATCAAAACCCGCAACCATCTCAGAAAGCGCACCAGTTGAGGAATGCGGGATGATGGGTATGCCTGAATCAGCCCCGCAAGCACATAGTCCAGCCAGTATTCACATCACTGCTAATGATGGCGAAGAATTGAGCGGAATGCTAAAGGATATCATGCAGCTAGCCGGCATGAATTCTTCCACCAGTGATGATTCTGAAGTTCTATCAACAGAACCCGTAGTGAGCGTTCCTGATATCGACAGCACCCCCGCTGACAGTATGAGAGCGGTGATTGATAAACTTCATAGCGATGATGACGGATTGGATATTTCGGGAGATGATGAAGAGGAAACCGAAGAGTGCTATGATAATTCACCGGAGGATTCATCAGATATTCCAGCGTATGATTCCGAGAAGCTAGCTTATCACCCAAATTCTCCAGGTGCTGCAAAAGGTAGAGGGCTACAGAATCATCCAATAGCCGTCCCCACAATGGAGCAGATGGAACAACAGTTATATGCTGATTATCAAAATTTTGTAGTTGAAAGTGTTGACAATGAAATGGACGAAACTCGCGGCTTTCGCGGAGTAGGCGGACGCCGAGATCGCGAAGATGACGAACATTGGGGATCAGGCTACAAAAAACCAGTAGGTAAGTGGACCCCAGCTGTGTTTATTGACGGTAAAAAATGGAAAACTTTTAGCGACAAAGCCGAAGCCCAGCGCGTAGCAGCAGCAGTTTCCAAAAAGTACCCAGATAAGCATGTGTCTGTTCAAGACACTTATGTGAGCGAGTCTAGCGTAGAGGAAGGTTACGAAGACAACAAAGCCGCAGCAGCCAAAGCCCCTAGCGCGGCAGAACGAGCAAAGTCTCGAGATGCTCAACACTCGAGTGCTGCTAGGAAAGCGCGCAATGCTGCTGAAAAGAAACGCACTTGGCAGGACAAAGACGGCACGTACTATGTCGGGAAACCCCCCAAAAAATAAGCCAGTCTAAGTGACTTCTAAAATGGCCCGCATGGGCCATTTTTTATGATAAATATTCATATGGGAAGCAAAAATATCGACAATAAACTTGTAAAAGTTGCTCACAGCACACAGAAGTATACTGAACAAGACATACAAGAACTACTGGCATGTAGTGATCCAAACACAGGCCCTCATTATTTTTTAGACAACTTTTTCTATATACAACATCCAGTTCGCGGTAGATTGAGATACCAACCGTTTGATTATCAAAAACGGTTAGTAGACAGCTATCACTTTCATCGTTTCAACATAAATTTGTTGCCTCGACAGACTGGCAAGACTACAACTGCTGCTGGATACTTGCTCTGGTACGCAATGTTTGTTCCAGATAGCACTATCCTTGTTGCTGCGCACAAGCACACTGGTGCTCAGGAAATTATGAGCAGAATTAGATATGCCTATGAATCATGCCCGAATCATATTCGTGCTGGGGTAGTTAGCTACAACAAGCAGAGTTTAGAGTTTGAAAATGGTTCTAGAATTGTAGCACAAACTACCACAGAAACTACTGGTCGTGGTATGAGTCTGTCGTTATTATATGCCGACGAATTTGCGTTCGTACCGCCCAATATAGCGAGTGAATTCTGGACCTCAATTTCGCCAACACTAGCAACTGGTGGTAAAGCAATTATCACCAGTACGCCGAATAGCGACGAAGACCAGTTTGCTCAAATTTGGAAAGAAGCAAATCACAGGTTTGACGAATTTGGAAATGAACAAGATGTTGGGCGAAACGGATTCTTTCCTTTTAAGGCGCATTGGAGTGAACACCCGGAACGTGATGAAGAGTGGGCAAATACTGAGCGAAGCAGAATTGGGGAAGAAAGATTTCGAAGGGAGCATGAATGTTGCGCGCAAACAACGGTTATAACATTACGCGATGTCAATGGTAGAATATTTGATATTTCGATAGGCGAGTTTTTCAAGATGTGTTAATATACCAGTATTATGACTACATATATAACATCAAAGATCGATAATGCCAAGTACTGTAAAACCAACGGACAGTTTTCTAGACACCTGAGGCAAAATAATTTGACATACCAAAGTTACTACGAAACATATGTAACTGGATACGCCCCTCTGTGCGATTGCGGAAAGCCTTTAACTTTTTATCAAAAATCAGAGTCGTATGCTAATAGTTGCGGGAATCCCAAATGTGTAGGTAAAACTGTGAGTAACACTAAAGCCAATTGGACTGATGAACAGAAAGCCAACGACTCGCGGGCAAAAAAACTAGCAGCCTCGTTAAAAACACAGGAACAAATTGATAAACAAACCGAGCTTACCAAACAGACTTTTTTGAAAAAGTACGGTGTTGAATGGGTTACACAATCTGCCCAATATAAGGACATTGCCAGGAAAACTAAAATTGACAAGTACGGCAACGAATATTACAACAACAGCAAAAAATCTGCTGAGAAAAACAGATCAAAAACTGCCGAAGAGCAAAACGTGATCAATGAAAAACGCCGGACTACAAATTTAGAAAGATTTGGAGTAGAAAACACATTTCTTCAGCCGGATGTTATAAAACGCAGTCGTCAAGGAAATGCCAAAGGTCGAGAATACACGTTACCTTCTGGTAAAGTTTTACATATTAAAGGATTTGAAAATCTGGTAATTGATAAACTGTTAACTATATACACGGAGTCCGATTTACTAATACATGATTTCGATTCCGCGTATCAATTACCTATATTCGCATATGTAGACACACGGCGTCATCATTTAAAGTATTACCCCGACATATACATCCCATCAGAAAATAGAATTATCGAAGTAAAAAGTCGTTGGTGGTGGGATGGAAATGGCGATGTTAAATACGCTTCTAGGTTGGAAAACAATTTGCGAAAACGCCGATCTGTAATTGCTAAAGGTTACAACTACGAGCTATGGTTATTCGAAGATAAAAACAACTACAAAATATTAGAATATGACACAGATTTTTAAGCCAAATAATTCAGGCTACGAAGTTCTAACACCCTCGGGATTTAAACCGTTTGCTGGTGTGAGCGAAATGGGTGTAAAACCCCTACTGTACCTGGAATTTGAAAACAACAACTGGCTAGAGTGTACACTAGATCACAAGTTGTTTGTTTCACCTAGAGAGTATCGACTAGCAAAATCACTAAAGCCCGGCGATCTCGTAATGAGTTCGGCCGGTTCAGTGCGAGTAGTGTCTAATAGATTGTTAGGGCAATCGGCGCCGGTGTACGACCTAATAGAAGTTGAAGACGGCCATCGATATTACACTAATAACGTTGTTAGTTCAAACTGTGAATTCCTAGTATTCGACGAAACACTAATTAACAGTATCAGACTGTCTGAGCTAGTCGGGTCCGAACCCATAATGAAAATGGGACAAGCTCGGTGGTTTAAGAAAATCAATCCTAATAACACATACGTAGTGGCATTAGATCCTAGTTTGGGAACTGGCGGAGACTACGCAGCAATACAAATTATCGAGCTACCCACGTTTAATCAGGTAGCAGAATGGCACCATAATCTAACACCAGTTCAGGGACAAGTCCGAATATTGCGAGATTTGTGTAAATTTATCAGCGATCAATGCGCTGCTAAACACGTCCAACCCAGCATTTATTTCAGTGTAGAAAACAATGCTGTAGGCGAAGCGGCGCTAGTGTGTATAAACGAAATTGGAGAGGAGACTATACCCGGTTTGTTCTTAAGTGAACCTATTAGAAAGGGTCACGTTCGCAGATTTAGAAAGGGGTTTAATACAACTCACTCGTCTAAAATATCTATATGCGCTAAACTCAAACACCTCATAGAAAGTAAGCGTCTAAAGATAAATTCAAAACCACTTATCTCTGAACTAAAAACATTTGTGGCCAAAGGTATTAGTTTTGAAGCCAAAGGCGGACAACACGATGATCTAGTGTCTAGTCTTCTACTCGCTCTTAGAATGACAGTGGTGTTGCAGGATTGGGATCCTGCAATTTATGATAAAATGCGAGAAGAGCATGAAGATGAATGGCTGATGCCCATGCCGATTTATATTCAAAATTATTGATAAATATTTAATTATGAAGCCTATACAAATAATTAGCCAAGATATTTTTGATAAAGTTCGCAGTAGATTCTCAAATCTAGAAATGGGTGACGAGACTGGTGCTGTTACTATCGACCCTGCAGAAGCCAAGTTTTTTGATTTTGACTTTGTACACGAGGGTGTAAAATTGGGCAGAGTCAGCATCAGCGTAAATGATCCTGGCAGCCTAAAACTCTATTACAGTCAAGGTATTACCGAAGATCAAGACAAGGCGATCAAAAAGTATTGGTATAATTTCCTCAGAGAAATGCGGTTGTTTGCCATGCGTAGATTGCTGAGGTTTGATACTCGAGATATTGCTAAAAATAACTTAGATCGCAATGATTTTCAATATCTAGCAAATAAACAGGCTCCCAAGGACGAAGAATCTATGACAACAATGAATGAATCACGCTGGAATCAAAAGAGTTCTAGAAAGACTAGCCGCGCGGTGCGTGGAGCAACTGAAGTTATTGTTAGGCATCACAAACCTGTTGACGAGATGTACCCAGGTAGCAGAAGCCAACGTAAAAATATTAAAGCAATTTTTATTCAAAATAGAGATGGTGAGAGATTTAAATATCCATTTATCCATCCAGCTGGAGCATTTGCTATGGCACAGCATGTGGATCATGGCGGTGTCCCTCACGATCCAGCTGGTAAAGCTATTATGCGTATGAGCGAGCAAATTGCTCAACTACAAGAGTTTCAAAGAAAGATTCAACATAGCCAACTGCACGACGATGCTGTTGGAATCACTGATCGCGCTGTTAGTAGATTACAGGAACTAAAGAATCAAGTCGAGTTACTAAGCAAGCGACATCACTACGAGTCTTGGATTAACGAGTTTGATCAATCGAATTCATTAGACAACGAGCTAAGTGAATTAGACGCTGTTACACTGGAAGATTATAAAAGCAAGTTTACGGAAACTAATTTCAAAGAAGAACTTGCTGCTTACTTCCCGCTGATTCACAGCATCATGCGAGAAGCAAACTCTATTAATCTGGAAGATTACGTAAGTGAAGGAGATGACGAACACTGTGATAGTTGCGATAAACCAGTAGACAAGTGTGTGTGCAATGACGTAAAAGAAGGAGCATTTGCTGCCTTCGAACAGTGGGCCGAATCAGTTGAACAAGGTAAGTTGACCGATGATCAGATCGAAGCACTAAAAACAGCAATTGAAACTGAATTACCTGATGGCAAGTTAGAACTTGGTGACGATGGTCAGACATCATGGGAATTTTTCTCAGGCGCTGTGGCGCTGGACGATAGCAGTCCTGAATTTAGCAATGATCTAAAATCTACCTTGGCAAATGCCGCTGAGATTGATCCAGAAACCAATGGTTTGGATGTTTTTCAAACTTGGGCATCTCAGCATTACCCAGAATTGGCAGTTGCGTTAGGCATGAGCAATGAAGAAGAACCAGAATCTGCTCCGGAGCCTGAAGCACCTACTGATCAATCACCTGCTGAAGTTCCGCAACCAGCTGCAGAGAATACTGATATGATCCCCCCAAATACGATGATGCCAAAGGAATCGGTCAAGTCTCAGCTAGTAAAAGAAGTTGCTAAGATTGTCAAAAGTTTCTACAACAAAGATAATCCAACAGTTGGGCCATTCCGTGGCGAGGAGGGCATTGCTCTAGATGTTGAGAAGCAAATTAGCGAGAAGTTCGGAGATCAAGCTGGACAATCCGCAAGACAACTGGCACAGAGTTTCATGGAAAAACTCACAAGTGAGTGGGAATCTCGCCATGGAAAGTCAGCAGGGGTTGCTGACGATGGATTAGCTAGATTAAAAGAGCTAGTTGGAAACATCAAACAGAAAGTCGAAGGTATCGGAGATCAAGGTGAAGGTGGTAAAGATTTTAATAAAAACATCATGCCAGCCGAAGATGTTTCAGAATCACTAGATGATTTGGCCGTAATAAGAAAATTGTCCGGATTGAAACGATAAAAAAGCTCCGAAAGGAGCTTTTTTTATGGCAAGAAAATCAAAAAAGTCTGTTGACAGGCATAAATACTTCGCGCATAATAAACATATGCGCACAAATTATTTCTATACAGTCAGTGGGCTATATAGAAGTGGCATTATTTTTAACTCAATTTAAGGAAAAATCATTATGGCAACTCTTGCAGAAATTCGCGCGAAGCTCCAAGCTTCTTCACAGCAACAACAATCCGCCGGTTCTGGCGACAATCAAATTTTCCCGCACTGGAACATTGCTGAAGGACAAACAGCAACTATTCGTTTCCTGCCTGACGGGGATCCTAACAACACCTTCTTCTGGATCGAACGTGCAATGATCCGTCTGCCATTTGCTGGCATTAAAGGTGAAACTAACAGCAAGCCTGTAACTGTACAAGTCCCTTGTATGGAGATGTGGAACGAACCGTGTCCTGTTCTTACTGAAGTTCGCCCTTGGTTCAAGGACAAGAGTCTTGAAGAAATGGGCCGTAAGTATTGGAAGAAAAAGTCGTACCTCTTCCAAGGTTTCGTGGTAGACAGCAAACTTCAAGAAGACAAAGTTCCTGAGAATCCAATTCGTCGGTTTATTATCAGCAGCCAAATCTTTAACATTGTTAAGAACGCGCTGATGGATAGCGAAATTGAAGAACTGCCGACTGATTATGTTCGCGGCTTGGACTTCAAAGTTGTAAAGGCCGCAAAAGGCGGTTACGCTGACTACTCTACTTCCAATTGGGCACGACGTGAACGTGCGCTCAGCGATGAAGAACGCGCAGCTATTGACCAATACGGTCTGTTCAAACTGAGCGACTTCCTCCCAAAGAAGCCCACAGAGGTTGAACTCAAGGTCATCAAAGAGATGTTCGAAGCATCAGTTGATGGCGAAGCATACGATCCTGAACGTTGGGGTCAGTATTTTAAACCCAGTGGATACAATGGCGCTACTGGCAGCAATACCAGCACAACTCAAGCAGCTGCTCCGGCAGTGACTCGCCCGACACCAGTAGCTGCTCCAGCAGTTGCAGAAGATGACGACGGCGACCGCCCATGGGCGTCGGCTCCTGCTGCTCCAGCAGCCCAACCTGCTCCCTCTGCTGGCTCGGACGCAAGCAACCGTGCAGCGGACATTATCGCAATGATTCGTAACCGTCAAAAGTAATAAACTATGGCAAAGGCACTAAAAACTAACGAGAATTTCTCGTTACGCTATAGTGCCCGCGAAGATCAGACAGGTGATACTGTTATGGATTGCGCTATTGAATTTGATAATCCAAAAGACGATTCTATCATTATCCACCGTCTGAACACTTGGCTGCGGGCAATTGGGCGGACTTGCTCTGACGTGATTTAACCCGTAAAATGTATCATTACACTTATTGGCTCGAGGATACTACTGGGAAGTCATATATCGGTGTACGGTCGACCGATTTAGCTATCAGTGATGATTGTTATATGAGTTCAAGCAAGGCAGTTAACCAGGCAATACTTACTGGCGAATCGTTTACTAAAACGGTATTGGCAGTGTGGCCTACTAGATCTGACGCATTATCACATGAGATTTTATTACATTCAATATTTAGTGTAGACACTAATCCAAAATTTTACAACAAGGCCCGCCAAACTTCTGCGAAATTTTCATGTTCTACGAAGGGAATGAAACATTCCTCTAAGACTATTGAATTGTTACGATCACAAAAACAAGGCGTTAACAACCCAAATTACGGAAAAACAGGGCCAATGGCATCTGCTTTTGGTCATCGACATACTCCTGAACAGCGCCAAAAAATGAAAAATGCCGGCAGCAAAAACGGAATGTATGGGAAACATCACAAAGACAGTTCTAAAAAACTAATGAGTGAGAACAGACGCGACCAAAATGGAGACATGAATCCTTTTTTTGGAAAACACCATCGTGAAACTTCAAAAAGATACGGAGCGCAAAACCATATGTTCGGTATTGGGGACAAGCACCCTAGGGCCAGGGCAGTGCATACGCCATTTGGGGAATTTTCAATGGTTAAGGCCGCAGCAGACGCGTTACGTGTGTCTGAAGAGACTATACGGAATCGGATTAAATCTCCATATCCAAAATTTGTAGACTATTTTTATATAAAGGAATAAACGTGAAACCATTTGATTTGAGCAAATTCAGAAAATCAATTACAAAATCAATCGAGGGACTGGGCATTGGTTTTAATGATCCTGTCGACTGGGTTTCGACAGGATCATACGGACTAAATTTTCTAATTTCTGGTGATTTTTTTAAAGGGGTGCCGTTAGGCAAAGTTACTGTGTTTTCAGGTGAGAGTGGCAGCGGCAAATCTTACTTATCATCGGGGAATATAGTAAAACACGCACAAGGCATGGGTATTTTTGTAGTACTCATAGACACTGAAAATGCGTTGGATGAATCGTGGCTTAAAGCACTAGGTGTTGACACTTCTCCTGAAAAATTGCTAAAATTAAGCATGGCAATGATTGATGACATTGGGAAAGTTATTTCTGAGTTCGTTAGTGAGTATAAGCTGCTCCCAGACGATGAACGCCCAAAAGTACTGTTTGTAATTGACAGTTTGGGAATGGCCATGGTCCCTACTCAAACTGACCAATTTAATTCTGGCGATGTATCAAAAGGCGATTTTGGCAGAAAACCGAAGGCATTGAAAGCACTCGTCACCAATTGTGTTAACATGTTTGGCAATTTAAATATCGGTCTAGTGGCAACGAATCATTCATATGCGTCACAGGACCCGTATAACCCAGACCCGATTGTTAGCGGAGGCGCTGGATTCATTTATGCTAGTAGCATTTTAATTGGGATGAAAAAATTAAAGCTAAAGGAAGACGAGGACGGTAATAAAGTTTCTTCAGTTTTGGGTATTAGAAGTGGGTGTAAAGTGTTGAAAACACGTTACTCTAAACCCTTTGAAGACATTGAACTTTATATCCCGTACGATTCCGGCCTAAACCCGTATTCTGGTCTGTTTGAGCTTTTTGAAAAACACAAAATTTTAATTAAAGAAGGTAACCGATACGCATACACTGATTTAAATGGTGAAATTCACAAGTATTTTAGAAAAGAATGGAATAAAAACATCAACGGTATTTTAGATTTAGTTATGTCAGAATTCCATAACAAAATTGCCAGTTCAACTCCACTGCACGATAGCACTGAAGACGCTAGTGTTAACCAGGAGTAAATTAAATGGATGAAAGTCTAATTATTGAAATTTGGGATACGTTTAAAGACTACATTCCCGAAAAAAATCGAGACGCTGCTGCTACACAGTACGTTGACTTTTTAGTAAGTAACGATGTTGACGCTCCGGTGCTAGAAGGTCTTCTTGGATATGATCCACACTTGGATGAAGCAATTGGTATTGTATTGGATGAATACAACGATGAAGCAGAACAAGACGAGGAAGAAGAAGATCTAGACGACGACGAGGACTACTAAATGTCATGGTATTCTAAAGTTAGCAAAGATATTGTTCATTTGCCAGACTGTATAGAATACTTTTATAAAGAGCTAGACTTAGCAAAAGCCGAAGCTAAAATATATGGTAACATTGAAAAGGCTTCGGCTTCTTTGCCTGGAATCGTAGAACACAGGTTTAATCAACTTCAAGAAATTGAAGCAATTCTTGAATACTTGAATATTGAACTTAGGCGCATCCGGAGTAAGGCTTTTAAGAAGTATTTGGAAAACTATCAGAGAGCGTTAAGTAGTCGAGACGTTGAAAAATATGTGGACGGCGAAGCAGACGTTGTTGACATGGAAAAAATTATCAACGAGTTCGCAATGCTGCGCAATCAATGGTTGGGCATTATTAAGAGTTTAGATATCAAAGGCTACCAGATTAATAACATTATTAAACTTAGGGTTGCCGGTATGGATGATGTTACATTATAAGATATGATCTACATTGAAGACGTAATTATTTCCCTATCCATCTTCAGTTCAACTAACCGAGTCTGCAAAGTTCACAGTTTTGATTTAAAGATTGTGGACAGCCTTGCAGAGCAAACGTTTCGGGGTGTTGGGTACACTGAAAAACAGTGCGATCTAGCTTTGAAGATTGTAAATCGATATGCTACGAGACTGGTAGAGCACTATAATCTTCAAAGTATTAAGGATATTACCGAAACTCCTGACTACAAATTACCTATTAGGAAATCAGTAGTGAACAAACAAATTTCAGTAGTAGATGTTCCACATGCGTTAGGTGTTCCTAGATCAATTCGCGCCCAATTCCCGTTTGATCAAGCACTAGTTGATGAGATTAGACTTAACAGAAAAACAATCGGCAATCCAGTATGGGATCCAGAATCAACATCTTGGATGTTTGCTTTAACAGAACAGTCGATACTGTTCTTATCAACGCTGCAAAAACGTTCTGGATTTGAAGCCGACGCTGAGTTTAGCGAGTACGCAACTTATGTTGATTCAATTTGTAAAAACTCAGATTCAATTTCGGAAATAGTGCCCATTGTGGCATATGAAAATGGGCACTACATTTATAAAAATGCCCACCCATCAGTTCCTCCTTTGAGTAGTGATCAGCTGTTGCCAGCGCTATTTGAAGCAAGAGAGCGTGGAATCACTGTGTGGGATGATATCGTCAGTTCTCAACTTAAAAAATCCCAGGCTGATCCGATTACTCGAATGATGCTTGAATCATCAGAAGATCACTTTCACATTAACAGTTTAGAAAATCCTGTACAATGTTTAACACATATAGTACAATATTTGCAACCAGCATTGTTTATAATTCCGGGAGGATCTGAGTTAAAAACTCTAAAACAGATCCATGCATTCTTATTAGAGTCCGGAGTCGAGTCTTCAGAAATTTCAGTTCAATTTAGGTTGCCAAAAGCATCTGGAGCAGATTTTAATGAGTATGTGAGAGAGAATCAATTAAACTCGCCAGTTACAAGTAACACGCGAGCAGTTATTATTAGTGTTACTTTACCGAAACCTCTGATTAAATCTAAAATAGATTTTAAAGTAGTCATATCATTTGGTAGAAACCCAACACACTATGTGACTAGGAATTTTGTAAACAATCATAGAAATGTAATCTATTATTACCCGAAAGGACAAATGTTTTGACAACTTGTAAAGTTATTATTCAAGACGAAGTGAATGTAAAAATATCCGGTCTAGACTTGGACACTAGAAAAGCCCTTGTTAAGAAGTTTAAGTACGAGGATCCGTCAGCAAGATATAAGCCAGCATACAAGCTAGGCCGTTGGGACGGCACCATTAGCTTTTTCGGACTTGGCGGAACCACATATCTAAGTATGCTGCCGCAAGTCCTGGAGTACCTTGAGGCTCAAAACTATTACATTGAACTAGAGGATAATCGCAACCCAACAGACTTGTCATTTGCCTCTATTACTGAAGAGTTCTGGGGTGAAAAATGTTGGCCATCTGGTCATAGATTTGCCGGTCATCCAATTAGGCTGCGTGACGACCAAGTCGAAGTAGTTAACAAGTTTTTAGAAAACCCGCAATGTATTCAAGAGATTGCCACTGGCTTTGGCAAAACAATTACAACAGCAACCTTAGCAAAAATTTGTGAAAAATATGGTAGAACAGTCACTATTGTCCCGAATAAAAGTCTTGTCGAACAAACAGAGGAGGATTTTATTAACTGCGGCCTTGATGTCGGAGTTTACTACGGCGACCGAAAGGATATTGGCAAAACACATACTATCTGTACTTGGCAAAGCCTGAACATTTTAGATAAGAAGTCTAAAAACGATGAAGAGGTACTGTCTTTGGCAGAGTTGCTAGATGATGTTCAATGTGTGATGGTTGACGAAGTTCACATGGCCAAAGCCGATGTTCTCAAGAAACTGCTTACACAGAATTTGGCCAACGCACCCATTCGTTGGGGATTGACTGGCACCGTGCCCAAAGCAGATCACGAATTCCAAAGCCTAAAAGCAAGCTTGGGTGAAGTTGTTCACCGAGTCGCTGCTCATGAGCTACAAGAGAAGGGCGTGTTAAGTGCTTGCCATGTAAATGTTATCCAAACGGCGGAATGGAAAGAATTCAAAGGCTACGCTGAAGAACTCAAGTATTTGGTTACTGATAGCACACGTATGACATATATCTCCAATCTAATTAAGACTATTTCTGAAAGTGGAAATACTTTGGTATTGGTAGATAGAATTGAGAGTGGAAATTTTATTCAGAATTTTCTAAATGAGCAACTTGACGAAGAAGTTGCGTTTATTTCAGGTGCTGTAAAAACCAAAGATCGTAAAGAAGAGTATGACGAAGTTCGAACAGCAACCAATAAGATTATTGTCGCAACATACGGTGTAGCAGCAGTGGGCATTAACATCCCTAGAATTTTTAACCTCGTTCTAATTGAGCCGGGAAAGAGTTTTGTTCGAGTGATACAAAGTATCGGTCGTGGTATTCGTAAAGCAGATGACAAAGACTTTGTGCAAGTATGGGACGTTACCGCAAGCACCAAGTATGCCAAGCGGCATCTCACTGAAAGAAAGCGATACTATAAGGATGCCAAATACCCATTTGAAGTTCAAAAGGTCAAATATTAAAAATGCAGATATTATCATTAGAAAATAAAACAATTTACCTAAACGAACTTCCGGAAATAATTGACGATGATTTGAGATTTGCTGTGTTAGATAACAGCGATAACCAAAATCCAGATCATTTTTTCATCCCGCTGATTTTTTTAGAAAGCTTCACTGCGCCCGCAGTTGTTCTAAAAATTGGACCACACGAGCTAACTATGCCTCTGGATTGGTGCGCTATTGTAGGTGACCCGACTGCGGCAGATATGGAGGTACTTCCATTGACTAGTCTAAATGATCGAGGGTTTAAAACATTCTGTTTTAACCCGCTTTCTAGTTTCAGACCTGATTTCTTAGACATTGATATTATTGATGTGTATCAAGACGTTAAATGGTATTTCCCGAAATTGCGTCCGGGCAGATTGCTTTGTACGCCATTACATGCTGGCCCAAAACCCCAGTGCGCATACTTTGTTAAAGAAGTGAGTAGGCAATGCGAAACGGTTGATTACACTCGTTGTTGGTAATGTCTATTTGTGATAAATTCACAGTTGTGTTATAATTATACTATAGGAATATTATGGCTGTACAAGTTGATTTAAAACGAGCGTTAAACGCAATTGATAAGAAGCAGTACGATTTTTATGACAAACTAACTCCTGAAGAACAAAAGGCTCTAGCACCTTTTGTTCTTATGAAATTTGCCAGTAATGTTAAAGGCGATCGTGACACAACTGAGTGGTTTATCGAAATGACCAATGAGTTAGTTAATAAAAATCATTGGGATTTGAGTAAAAATCATAAAGCATTGCTGTGGAAATTGCTAGCAGCAACGGGAGTAGGAGTGAACTGCTTTCACTCCTACTTAAAGTTTGAAAATAAGGAAAGCAAAGCACCAAAGATAGCAAAGCTACTTGAAGAACTTCACCCGTCTTACAAGGCCGAAGATATCAGGCTCCTAGCAAATCTAATGACTAAAGCCGAGATCAATGAACTACTTGACGACATGGGATTTGATAAGACGCAACGAAAGGAATACTTGTGAGCATTAGAGATATCCGAGGAAATGTGTTTCATGTGGGGTGCGAAATTGTTAGAGCTGCTGGGGATGGATATTTGTCATTTCATACCGTAACTAGGATCGAAAATGGAAAACTCTACTTAGATACAAGCAAGATTGCAATTCGTTACCCCAAGCGGTTGTTGATTATTAAAAGCGATCCACTGTATACCATGGTTAAAACATACGAAGATAACAAATGATTGCTCTAGTTGAACAACCGCATAAATGTGTTCATTGCGGCAAAAGCTTCATGAAGCAGAAGACACTCGTGAGTCACATGTGTGAACGCAAGCGCCGTGCCTTACAAAAAGACGAAAAACGTGTACAGGCAGGGTTTCTTGCATTCAACCGTTTTTGGCAATTGACACAAAACTCCAACAAACCCAAGACCTACGACGATTTTGCGAATAGCAGCTATTACAATGCGTTTGTGAAATTTGGTAGTTTTATTAACAACGCCAAACCCATCTATCCTGATAAATTTGTTGACTACGTGATCAAAAGTGGAGTAAAGCTCGATCATTGGTGTAGAGATGCGCTATACGAAAAGTATCTCTATGAGATGCTAAAAACTGAACCAGTTGAAGCTGCTGTACAGAGAACGCTAGCAACAATGATGGAATGGGCAGACGATAATTCTGCACCGTTCGCTCACTATTTTAAATACGTAAGTCCAAATAGGGCAGTACACGACATACTCAACGGACGAATTTCATTGTGGGTTGTATTAAACAGTACTTCCGGTAAAACAATGATACAGAACATGAATGATGAACAACTAAATCTAATCGCTCCAGCATTTGATTTACCCTATTGGCTTAAACGGTTTAAAGAACTGCCGGCTGATGTTGCTCTAGTCAAAGAAATCCTCAAAGGAGTTGAAATTGATTGACTCTAAAGATATACACGATTTTGTTTGGTCGTACGGCATTACGGATCTAACCTACGATACTCGAAGACGTCAGCACTATGCAGACTACCTCCATTATAGTAACGACGCACTAGATGCCTATATTGAAGCCAAGGAAGAACGGCTGTATACTATGAAGTTGCCTGAACATCACTTGACTAGTATAATTGAGATTACCAAAGAGTTCGCAATTGAACGAAACCTTAGGAGAATGAATCCCGCTGTTGCCAAAGCATATGAGCACTACCAGATGTTGCTAAATTTAACGAGATATGAATATGAAGAATATACCAAAAATAAAAAGTAAATGGACCGACGGAAAAGGTTCAGAATTTCAAGTAATTACTGTAGAATTTGTAGACAGTAAACTGTGGGTCCATTATACCAAGTTGGGGACCGACAACACATATAACTGTTACGTAGACGCTTTCACCGATCGTTTTACGGAGAATTTGCAATGAGACTAGAAGGGTTTGTAAAAAAGGGTTGGGGGCACGAATTAATTTGGGCAACCACTGACAAGTATTGTGGCAAGCTGCTAAAGTTTAATACTGGATCAAAATTTAGTATGCACTTTCATTCTGAAAAGGATGAAACGTGGTACGTACTGAGTGGTAAATTTAGTGTTCGATACATTGACACAACCGATGCATCAATTCATGAGGCAGAATTGAATCCAGGCGATGTTTGGCATAACAAACCCCTAATGCCACACCAAGTGATATGCGTCGAAGAAGGTACACTAATTGAAGTGAGTACTCCGGATTCAGTTGAAGACAACTACCGAGTTATGCCGGGAGATAGCCAGAAATGAAGATTCTAATCACAGGATATAAAGGGTTTATTGGCCAAAACATGGTCAACGCTCTTAAGGACGATCACGAACTGAGTTTATACGAATGGGGAGAAGAACCTCCCGATTTTGAAGGACTAGACTGGTGTATTCATTTGGGAGCAAACAGCTCAACCACTGCGCGTGATGCTGACGCAATCATGAGGCAGAATCATGATTTTAGCTGTGTGGTGCTTATGGCATGTCAACTAAACGGTGTTAACTTACAATACGCAAGTTCGGCTAGTGTGTATGGGTTAACTACAGATTTTAGAGAAGATGCTCCAAAATGCCCACAAAGTCCGTATGCATGGTCCAAGTATTTGTTTGACAGGCATGTGCTAAGTCAAAAGTTTGAAAATATCAGAGTTCAGGGTTTTAGGTATTTTAACGTGTACGGCCCTCACGAAGATCACAAAGTTGGACAAGCTAGCCCACATAGTACATTTGCTCGCCAAGCGAAAGAGACTGGTGTGATTAAGCTGTTTGAAAACTCCGATCAATACCTGCGTGACTTTGTGCCAGTTGAGACTGTGGTTGATTATCATAAAAAGTTCTTTAGTGTAAAAGAGTCAGGTGTTTGGAACATCGGTACCGGGAAACCAGAAAGCTTTGAAGAGGTTGCGAAACGAGTCGCAAAGCAGTATAATGCAACTATCGAGTATATTCCTATGCCCGACCATATTAAGTCGCAGTACCAAAAATACACTTGTGCAGACTTGACCAAGCTAACTAAAACACTAAATGATTCGAGTAGTAGTTAACGGTACATTTGATGTGGTCCATCGAGGCCACATTGAGCTACTAAATTACGCTAAATCTCTAGGTGATTATCTCTTAGTCTGCATAGACACCGATAGTCGCGTTCGAGAATTAAAAGGAT